GAGTAGTTGACCTCTTTCTTTGATTCCCCTTTAGAACCCCTAGCCTTTTCCATCGCTTTGTTGAAGTCTTTGACCGCTTTAGGGTGTTTGCGATTATAGGCTGTGTTGAAGGATAACTCATCACCAGTTTGCCTGCTCTTATAGGTGCGGCTTTTGAGTTTTTCTTTGACCTTTTTAACGATCTTTTGTTCTTTTTTCTGTTTCTTCTTCTGCTCTGGTGTGAGTTTCTGTTTCTTTCGCTTCTTTTTAACTGTGGGTTTACGAGAACCGTCCTCATTTTTTAGAGGTGCGGCTACTCGATATGCCTCTAAAAGGAGTCTGTCTGTTTTATCTAGCTCATTTTGCAGTTCGAGTAGAAGTATATTTAACATCACAGATTACGCTCTTAAGTTCAGATGCTTAAGAGCAATACGCTTCGCCATCTTTTGATCTCTACGAGAAAGGTCTGGGTCGCCTTGATCCCCACGACCAACACCTTGTAGGTCGGGGTCATCGCTGATTTCTACTCTGTTCTTACGAAGGTCTTTGCGTGGTGGCTTTTTCTTCGGAGATCTACGAATGAGCTTCTGTACTGCTTCATCCTCTTTTTCAGATTCGGTTTTAGTAGCTACCCTCATGTGTGGGCAGACATAAGAACTAGCCTTACGCTCCATGCTCGCCATCTTGCGAACATCAAAGCAATGTTCAGCAAAGCTCTTTCTGAGAACTCTAAGTGCTTGAGCGAGGATGAGGTAAAACCTATGTGCGTGTTCACTCTCTCTAGTGTCTAACCATACAGATTGGAGCTTCCTAATCTCTTCAGCCTTATTGTCTAGCACCTCTGTATATTTCAACTCTTTATCAAGAGATACCGCTTCCTCAAATAATGCTTCTATGGTGAGGAAATGTTTACGGATACAATCGGGGCATCTTTTGCGAGGTTGGTTAAGGTGATCTTCGAGTAGGACGATCTGCTTACAGATCTCTCGTAAGTTATATAAAGGACTCATAATCGGCAATAAGCCTTGATCGCTACTCATAACTACACCTTTTTTTTAATGCACTAACTACAGTGAGGAAAATATAAACAAACTATTAAACTTCAAGGTGTGTAACCCCTTATCTATAACCTTATGTATTCAACCCCCCAACCGACTCGAAAAGAGACAACATGACAGACCAAACCACCCCAACACAAACTGATCCCCGAATCCTCTTTGTCCAAGAGGAGTATGGATACCGACATTGGATCGGTGTTATCCCAGATGAGATGACCACAGATTCCATCATCGAGTGGTGGAAGTCTTTGCCCTCTGTGATGGGGATGTTCTTCAATCCCTCGCAGAGCTTCCCCATGCCTCTCTATGAGGTTGAGGATGTCGCTCACGAGGACGCTGACATCGCCACATGGCAGTGGGTAGACGATAACGAGAAACACATTCTAAAGCGATCTGAGATCGTTTTATTTTGTATGACTCACTGCGATGACGACAGCTACATGAAAGTGGTCGGGGGTGGGTATGTTTATCATGCAGGGTACAAAGAAGAGGGTGAAGAAAAATGAGTCAAATCACCACCATCCCCAGTGCATGGGTCTTAGCATATCTAGTCGGCATGGTGGTATGCTTTTATAGGGTCTATAAAACAGACAAGTTTGAGCTAATGTTCGTGCTTTGCATGGTTTATATGTTGGCTTTGTCGATAGGTCTGAAAACTTACTATGGCTGAACCCTACTATTTATCACTCATCATTTTGCTTCTCCTCTCTTTTGGTGTTGGGTTGTTTCATTCAACCCCAAGAGCGAGGTACTTCACTTATGCGTGTATTGCTTCTTATGTCTTAGGAATACGAATAGGACTTTTTTACTATGGCTACTAACAAATCAAAAAACAAAAGATCAATCTACTTACCAGATCAGATAGCAGAGGAGCTTGAATCTGAAGCCAAGCGTCAAGACCGAACGGTGTCTTGGTTGCTCAAGAGGGCTTGGCTTGAGTCTAGGGAGAAGATCAAGAGGTATCCCGATGTCCAACTATAAATGCATCACCAATCCCTCAACACCCTTGTTACCTAACAAGACTGAGACCCTATTTTAAGGGGGACTTTTATGAGTAGTTCATTATCTAGGATAAAGGATGGTAAGAGGGGTTGGAGTGAGGAAGGTATTAGCCTAATCCAAAAGAGACTTGAAAAAGAGGATAGTCGAGCAAAGTTTATCGACTTGAAAGGGGTCTTAGAAGAAAGTCTTTGTGCAGTAGGGTTTGAAAAGAACTATATGTTAGGAAGTTCGGATTGTGGCTGGTCTCTGAACACTGGAGGTTGGGTCGCTTATGTTAATTTGGGCTATGGTATTACAAATAATGATGAGATAACATTCGCAATTAATGGGGTGTTGCGTCCTTTAAGGGATCTTCTCCCTCTATGGGGCATTTTAAGGGAGAGCTTTTATGAGAACTGAAATGCGAGAAGGAGAGAGGGTATGGACAAAAGATTCAATAGGTAAGATTTTGGATTGTTGTCACAATGATAGACCCCTCGATTATGTTCATTACACGATCAGATCTTTGTTAAGCGATTCATTAAAAGAAGCAGGTTTCAGTGAAACAATAAACCAAGATCAACTCAATGGTTGGGCTTTAGAAATAGAGAACTGGAGTTGCTACATTAAGTTTATAACTCCCGTAGAACATAGTGGTTTGGTCGTTATTGGTTTGGATCAATGTCATATTGGAGACTTGATCTACTTGTGGGATAAGATCAGAAAGAGATGGTCAGAAAGAAATCAAGGGTAGCGATTTCCCCACAGGACCCGAATACGATCAAAAAGAGTTCTAGGGTCTTTTATTTCTTCAATCTTCCCTTGTAGTCCTTTGATCACTACAACACCCTCTTTGGTGATAGACAGGATCATTTTAGATCCTATTTTAAAGGATCTATGTCCAACGCTCTTAATACTACATTCACTAAGGGCATTAGCTAGTATGATGGCTTTCATACTGTCATCATTATGTGAGATTACTTTTTGAAGTTCCTTAATGCCGTAGGAAGACCATTCTCTTCGACCATCAACTTTCTCGGTTAGTGTTTTCATTTCTGATGCACCTCAACTTTGCCTCGTACTCACTCTTTGCGAACAAGAAATCAATCCTATTCTTTATGTGTGGGGAAGCTGTTTTAACATATCTCTCGGCTTGGAGATCAAGATGATCTAAAGGTTTAGCAGAACCTGTGACACGGGCGTAGGTATATGCTTCAATAATTTGGTCGATACTCATTTTTTCTCCTGTTTCCCATCTTTATATGATCCCCCATCTTTCTCGTCATAAGTTCTAACACCTTCTATGGCGAACTCACGAGCAATAAGATACTCAGCGAGTTGTCCGTTAAGATCCTCAATACGCTCCTCTATGTATTCATAGGGGTCATTTCTATCTTTCCAGCCTTCATACCAGTCGAGCATCCTTTGGTATGCTTCAATCTGTGCGTTGATGTGATCTATCTTGGATATGTCTATTCTGTATCTCAGCAAAGGGTTCAATGAATACCTCCTTATAGTTCTTTTATGGTATTTCATTTATGATACCACTAAAGAAAAGGAGAATTAAAATGCCGACACCACAAGAGGAAAAAAAAATCTCTGCGTTTCAACGCAAATCCCTTACTGCCTTTAAAGTCCTGTTGAAAGACCTTAAAAGCTATGGGGTGCAAGCTAAATCTGAACACAAAGGTAGGGGAAAAGCAGTTATAGGTAAGAGGAAAAGACATATAGTTAAGTCGATTAAAAACTTGTCTCAAGTCTTAGGGTTCATGAATAAGTTTGTGGGGTCAGATGAGGTAAGCGATAAAGCATATTCGTGGAGAAATGCAACGATGTACCTCATACGAGACTACCTAGCTGGGCAAAAGCCTCTTAAAGAGGTAAGCGAGACATTCAAAAAAAACAGTGTTAGGTCTTTTAAGGCGATAGAACTCCACAAAAAACAAACCCCTCTTAAATCTGCCATTCCTGTGGAGTTAAGGGCGTACCTGCCCGACACAATCACGATTGATGTAGATGATGAGGGATACATCAAGACGATTAACGATATGTTCGGCAACAAGACTTATACTTTAGCCGAGAAGATCAAGTCTCAAAAGAAGCTCATCAAAAAGTACAACACCATCGTAAAAAAGATTAAAAAAGACCTCAAGTCAAAAGATGAACTAACCAAGTTATCTGCAATCATTACTTCAATCATCATGGAAACAGGAATAAGACCAGGACAAATAGGGAATGGGATTGTAGAAACTGTGGAGGAACAAGAAGTGCAGGTTGAAACATTCGGTGCAATCACTTTGAACGCCACCCATGTCAACTTTGTCCGAAACAATTTTGTCGAGTTGGTCTTCAGAGGGAAAATGGGAACGGTAAATACAGCTTCCATATCCAACTCATCTATCATCAAAGTTTTAAAGGACTATGTAGACAACGCCTTAGAATCTGGCTCTGAGTATATCTTCGTTACTAGTGAGGGAGAGAAGTTCACTTATAGACATCTTGCGAAATACTTTAAAGAGAATTTCAAAGGTTTTAAGATCACTGACTTTAGGAAGTTAAGAGCGACCCAAGAGGTGTTTGATGGACTCCAAGAAGAAAGAGACTCGATGCTTGAAAAGATTAAAGAAGTCGCAGAACTAGAAACTGAAGACTTGACCCAACGGGTTGTTGAAATTGTATCAGACACAATCAATAAAGCACATGAAAGAGCACAGGTGGCATTAAGCCATGATAGTGGCAGTACAACTAAGAAATCTTATATCAACCCAGAAGTTTTGCTAAGATTCTTAAGTACTGCGTCCATGCAAAACACGCTCAAAGAAAGTATTACCACAGGTAAGACCAAGCTCCACTTCGACCCTCTGATGTTTGTTCGAGAGGCGACTCGAACAGCAAGTATGCGTAGGCTCACTGCATCGGGGAGAACACTAGAGAGCATAGAAACAATTGTAGATATGCTAGAACACATTTTTGAGAGTGGTATAGTAGAGGGTTGAAACCCTAAAATGAGGAGATTGCTAGCAATGACCAACATCAATGGTATTAAAAACGACCCCAATCGGAAAAAAGGGAAGAACACATTTGGAGGTGGTAATGAAAACTCCCTTTACATTCCGATGTCTGACATTGAGCAAGAGTTCATCGCCCGCCTTGTTGAACAAGGAGAAATCTTGGTCGTGTTTCATGGTTGGGGTACGGTACTGCCAAAGGTGACATTTGGGGATAAAATCATTCATGCACACATTAAGATTTCATTTGAAAATGCACCTCCACCACCAGGTAAACCTGTACCTTTCTTTGATATGGATCTTCGGACTCAATCTGGTATTAGTCTCTATAGGCAAAAGATGCCTACCTCTTATGGTAACTCCCCCATTAACATCTCCAACGAGGTCGAACTTGAAATGGTTTGGGATATAGCCCTCAAGTACATTGACCCCAAACTGATTAAGCTACTCATGCCCTCGGTCACAGGATTTACAACTAGGCTTGAAGATAAAGACACACATGATATTACGGTTACTGGTAATATGAAGCTCAATCAATCTCAAGTTAAATCAGCTCACAACCTTTTTCAAAGTGAGAGTAACATCAAAGTGTATGACGAAAAGAAGCTCAAAGAAGCGATTAAAAAGTCAAGACTTTAATAGTTTCTTTATACTGTCCTTCATACAAAACCTTAAATATGGAGAACAGACATGAACAAAGAAATCCAATCGGTACTTGCAGAGATCGTTAGCTTCGATCTAAGGATCAATGGCATTGAGCGTAAACTTGCACATCTAAAGTCAGCAGGTACAGGAGACAAACCTCGTCAACTTCAAAAAGGAACATGGAAGATCCCAGTACGGGCAGGTCATGTTCTTTTATCTCAGTGGGCTGTTAAACACATTACCGCACACAATGACATTGGTACAGGTTCAGTCTTTGCGAGAGGCATTGATGAGCGTACTCTTATCAAACTCATTCAGAAAGCTCCTGTTAAGGGTCAAGGTGGCCTCTACACCATGAAGGCTTCCAATGTAGGGTATAACCTTGTCCTCCCGATTGAGGAAGCGATGAGACTGCCTGGTGCGACTCAGACAACAGTCCAAAAAGAAGAGAGGGGTAAGAAAATCACTGTACCTGCTGTTCAGACTACAGCTTCTCTAAGGGATTTCGCTACCAATCAGATCAGCCTCGTCATTCGACCAAGTAACTCTAAGTTTTTACCCGATGATGCTAAGAGTGTAAAGGCTATCCTTTCAGATGTCAAAGCGGGTAAATCTTATTCCCTATTGACAGCTTTTCCTGGTGATCCTAACATCCCACCTTCTTCACAATGGGGTGGCAAATACGCTGTTATCTTACCCTCAAAGTGAAGGTAACCCTTCACTCCCACTTTTTCTTTAGAGCATACCGTCAAGAATCTCATCTGCGTCAGCAGTATAACTCTGTGTTCGAGTCTCAGACGATTAAGTCTTAGTAAGCACCTGTGATGAACTGAACCTCTTTATGGACGCTAAGGTGAAGTGCCTCAAAACGCTCTCTTAAATCCTCATAGTAAGACTCATCACTGTTGAAGGAAGGCATCTTCTCAAGCTCTTCCTGTAGCTTGTCTATTGCTTCAATAACTTTCTTGCCAGCTCTACGAACATCGCTTGAAGCTGTCCTAGACCCCTCAAGTCGAGCAATGCGATGCTCAAGATTTCTAATAGTTTCTGATGCTGATCTTCTCATATCCCTAAACTCCTCTTCAGAACATTCAGCCACCGAGTAGTTTTGCGGTACTGCGTGAGGGATTCCAACGCCACCTCTCATCTCGATGTGATCCATGAATACTTTTAAATGATTATGTCTATCTTCCCAGATGTGGATCTCTGCATCAGGAAACAGTGCCATAAGGCGATCTATTACTCTGTTTTTAAAAGACTCAGTATCTCCTCTGTCTTTCAAGATGACCTCATCAAACTTTAATCCTTTTGATCTTAAAAGATCCTCAACTACTCTTTGAAAAGGTGTCTTACGCCCTGTAAGGACGATGGTGTAAACATCCTTTGAGGCGATGCTTCTCTTAGCTTCTGAAACAATAGACTTAACCCAACGCTCACCTTTAGGTAGACAAGGTTCTGCAAAACTCAATGGGTTTTGATGCCAAACCCCATCCAAGTTATTGTCATACCAGTTTGGTCTTTGTGGAGTTCTAAATAAAGTCCCGTCAAAATCGTAGATGTGTACTGCTCTCATGGTTTTTCTCCATTGGTTCGGGTTAATGAGATCACCAAAGGAGAGGCTATAAAAGGACTACAAAAAGTAATGCCCCTTAAACACCCTCTGTGGCGATGAGGGGTCTAAGGGGCATTGAGCCTTTAGATGAATCAAAGGCTATTGAGCATATTCAACCATGACCGAAGTCAAAAAGTCAAGGACTTTAGAGCATACCGTCAAGAATCTCATCTGCGTCAAAGCTAGAATTGAATCCACCACCACTCTTGCCTGTAGGAGAACCGACTGAGCCACTCATCTTCTCACGAATCTGATCAATGGTGAGGTCTTGAGCGATATCATTCTGGATGTTTGCGTGGATAGGCTTTACAGCCTCCATACAAGTCTTGAACATATCAGATCCCTTATCATGTAAGGTCTTGAACAAAGACTCTTTACAGGGTGCAAAGGTCATCTTATGGAACTGAGGGTCAGTCACAGTGATTGAAATGTCATGTTGACTCAAAGGGAACTCAGTGTTGATTGACTCAAGTTGACGATACTTGTCGAGTGAGAAGATCCAAGTTTTGATCTCAAACTCACCATTGGAGAAACGAGCCTTATCTAATGAACCGTTAGCATCTGTAGGCCAAAAGATTAAAGTAGTAGCAATCGAAGTCTTTGAAGGGTTGCCTGCGATTTTTTGATACTCTGGCCCATGATCCAAGAAGTACCCAACATCTTTTGCGTAAAGTCTACGACCACCTTTAAAAGAAGGGTTAGTAGGATCTCCGTTGCTATCCTCAAACTTAACATCCTCTTCCTCAAGACCTGGAAGAGCGGCAAAAGTGACACGAAATTTACCCTTTTGAGGCTTCCATCGTACTTTGCCACCTGAAAGGATTGGGGACTGAGAACCGAGACTGAAATCTGAAAATCCACTCATGTGTGATCTCCTGTATAAATGGTTAAGAGCTTTAGCGAGTCATCCTAAGTGATTGGCTCTGTTGCTCACATACTCTTATACGATATACACAAGAAGTCGCCCAACTTTTCTTATTTATTTTTTAGATTCACCCAAGTGTCGATAATATCTGATGAATAATATCAATTAATCTTTGGTCGAGTATCGCATCTCTGTCTTAAAAGGTAAAGGTTAGTCTCGTGTGTGTTAGCCATAGACATAATAAAATCGTCCATACCTAAAGTAAGACCGCCTTGTTCCTTGAGCATATCATAAGTGTTCCTAAAGATGACCTGTAAACCCTCCTCAATCAGCAAGGCTCTACGAATAGGGTTATTCATGCTATGTGCTTCGGCTAGAGGTAAAAGCTGATTAGCCATTAGTTGGGACTGTTCGACCATATTAACGGCTTCCCCACCGTATGTACCAACAATCTTCTCTGCAAGGGTGTCGATTTCTTCAATGAGGGTACTGTAAATGTTATCCATCATTTCATGATCACCATAGAAGTTTGAGCCTTTAACCTGCCAGTGACTAGTCCAATGAGCAAAATGAGCACCACGAAGAACAGCTAGGAGCATCTGAAGAAGTGCAAGGTTATCTGTCCGATCACAAATATCAGTAGCCCTCGAAGATTTCTTATCTATATTAGACTTGGCAGGGGGATCTCGCTCATCAAGGGTATACTCAGACCAAGCATCCTCTGGATCTTCCTCTAAAACAGCATAAGATTCCTCTATCAAATCGATGAAAAGGTTAGCATCATCTTCTTCATACCATTCAGTGTTATCTAAGAAATGATTGAGGTCAACTAAGATTGCAGTTTCACCTTCAACATAGATATTGACCGCATCAAACATCTCAGAAAGAGACATAAGATAAGCAGGTATTCCTTGATATAAGAATTCTAATCCAAAGGGCAAACTATACCCGATAGAACCCCTCTTGTTCTTCTTGTAGTACTGCTTACGATAGTCTTTACGATTTTTCCTGTAGTTAGAGTCCGTCTTCATACGCTTTTTATACTTCTTTCTGTTTTGACGCTTTTGAGACACATTAGTGTTTCTCTTGCGTAAAGACTTAGTTCTAGTTTTCATACGCCTTCTGCGTTTGATTTTATACTTGGTCTTTCGTCTAGCTCGACCAGCTAATAACTCTTCGGCAGATAATTCCTCTGCAAACAATTCTTCGGATAAGAAATCACTCATAGTTACTTTCTCCTTTTTTCTGCTCTTTGAGATTTTTGTTTAACTGTGCTGACACCACCAGGTCTACGCTTGTACTTCTGAGGGTTTTTAGCATAGTTTTTCTTGTACTTTTTGTAAGTAGGATTGTGTTTCTTACGCTTGTATAACCTCTTTTGCTTAATGAGGTTTCTACGATATTTTACTCTATATTTACGCTTAGTCTTTAGAGATTTTCGTTTCGCCTGACCCTTTTGAGAACGCTGTCTCTTATTCCCTCTTGGGGGTCGGAAGTTGTATCTGAAGAGGGCATTTTTTACCATCACACCATCTTCTATATCCCAATAGAAATCTTCTTCTTCTGCATAAAAGTCATCTTCTCCCACATAAGAGATTTTCTCAATGGAAGCCATGACTCTACGCTTTAATCCCGTAGATGTGGATTGGTCTATATAAGGGTGTCCATACTCATCTCCAGGCATACCGCTTGATCTAGGTCGTTCATGTAACGCTTTTCCATCGGGGTGGTCATTTAATGCACTAGGGTCTTTCTTTGGACGGTTCGCTCCACCTTGACCACTAGAATCGGGAGGTGAGTTTATTTGACCTGGGCCGACTCGCTGTTCATCTCGACCTTCGGGGTGTCCATTTGGTAAAGGAAGAACTCGATCTCTCTGTGGCTTACCATCTTCATAATCTTCTCTTGATTTATCTGGAGAAGAGGTATCGTTTTGAACTTGGTCTTGTCGGTTTTTATCAACCCAAGTTTTGACACCTGCCAAGTCTTGAGCTGGTTGGGCGGCACTTTGAAGATAGCGATGAGCTATCCTACTAATAGACGCTGTTTTAGACTTAGCGTTAGGTTTCCCATGTTCTTTTTTGATCTCGACTGCCTTCTTGAAGTCGTAAAACACCTTGAAGTTCTCTCCCAAGTCTTCATTTCGGTTCAGATCGGATACTGCTTTTGAAACGCCCACAATCTCTGGTCGAATAAGTTTCACAGGCTTATCCCAAATGACTTCTTCGGGATATCCATACTTAGGCTCAGTTCTAGTCTTAAACTTGAGAGCTACGATTTTATCCATGTGTTCTTTCCTAGAACCACTGACTTGAAGACTCGTAACCACTTGCCCATAAGATCCAGAAATAGCGAACACACCTTTAGCACCAGGCTGGTCTTTGTAGAAGTTAGGTCTTAGATGTCCATCTTCAATGATCTCATCAGCACGATCTCTGTATGTGTAGTGATAATAGTAGTCTTTTTCGACTCGCATAAAGTAGAAATCATAAGCCATCGCTGACCCGTCAGACCCTAAAAACATGGGTTTAACTTTGGAGGATGCTTTTCTCAGAGGAGATGAGTTGTTCGCAAAACCACTATCATAAGGGATAACCCTAGCACTACCGCTACCACTATCATGAACATAACCAAAGTCTTGTTTTTCAGCGGGTTTCCTGCCATATGACTCAGAACGATCAAGATTTCTTGATTTGAGATTCGGTGAGTCGGGGCTAGGACGACCTATGTTCCTTGCACCATCTCCATTAGGCAGTTGTGAACCCTCACCCTTATCTTCAAGATCTGTACCTTTACCCGTGGGTGTGCCATTGCTAAAGGTACTCAGTTCATCGGGTGGGCTAACCTGTCTAAAGAAATCGGCTTGACGGGTAAGTTTAGCTGTTTCGGGGAACTCATTCTTAATCTTCCTTACAGCTTTGATGAACTTTCTAGGTGCGTATCTATCTAAAGCTATGAGCCATTCTATAGGCTCTTTTAAATGCTTAGACCTATATACAGGGCGACTTGACTCACCTAAGACATAAGAGACTATTTCAACTAATTTTCCAGGATTCCTCTTTAGTACAAATTTAATAGCATTGATCGTATCCTCTAAGCGTGGGTAAAACTCATTATCGTCTAGGCGATGGTGAAGTATGTCGCCTTCTTCTTGCCTATATTGTGGAGTTCTCTCTCTAAGACCAGGAAGTCCTGCTGTTGGGTTTACTGCATTGGGATCGCTATCTCGTGATCTTGTATAGAGGATTTGATATACATGAACAAGCTCGTGAGCGACTACTTTGTAGAGAGATTGTTCAAGTTCTCTACCTTCGTAGCGACTCTCTAAATAAGGTAGATTTACATAAATGACAGAGTTAGTCGGATCGTATTTAGCCTCAAATTCTAACTTCCTAGACGCACTCGGAGGTATTATCTCCACTCTCAAGTCTAAGTCTGCAAGATACCTATGAACTCTCGGTGGAGATGGTACTGAGACACTTATACTGAGGTCATTATAGACACCTACTTGGCTGAATATATGTGATACAATCTCTCGTACCAATGGTTTAGGTACTCTTATCCTACTTGTTTTATTCTGCACGATGACCCCTTTACTTTACCTTGTGTGATGATAAATAAACTATAACTGTAACCCCTTATTTATTGTATAATACAGTTGGGTGATACCACTAACCCACGACAAAGCCTTTATGCTGTTGTAAAGGTAAACCTCCCTAGATTGGGTAGTGGTCGATATGAGTGATTCTGACCTCATGTCGTAGGTTCAATCCCAAAAGGGGGGGTTGAGCCAGGATGTGAGATTCTTCTCGCGATTGGGCTTTACGCAGACTCAGATATGCTTGGCGAGGTCAGCTCACTTGCCCGACACTTCGGCTTCTCTTAGGAGAGTCGGGGTGTTTTGTCACCTAAAATATATAACTGATTAAAGAAGTACGAAGTAAAAGGAGAATGAGATGAATTATGACGCACTAGGACTAATCACATTTATTGCGTTATTGGGGTACATGATTTTTTTGAACTCCACACGAATAGTGGAGGTTCACATTTGTGAGTTAAATAAACTCACAATCTATGTAGATAAAAAACCCCCACCAACCGAGTTAAAGTTGGGTGACTGTATCATAAAAAGTATGAGTAACGAACGCTACGGCACACTAAGAAGAGTGATGAGAAAAGGTGCGAAATGAGCAAGAGAGCAGATAGGATTAAAGAAAAGATCCCCATCCTGTCTGTCTTGAGTGCCTACAACTATGATGTACATGGTCGAGATCACCAACAACAGTTCCGTTGTGATCTACATGGAGATGGTTCAGATAATGCACCTTCTGCCCGTGTTTACCCAGAGACTAACACATGGTTCTGTTTCGCTTGTGGTAAGGTACGAGACTCCATCGCAACGGTTATGGAGAAAGAGGGTCTCGACTTTGGTAGAGCTTGCACAGCCTTAGAGCGTAAGTATGGGCTTGAGGTGTGGAAGTACGAACCTAAGAAGGACATCTTTGAGGACACCTATGAAGACCCTACACGCAAAGAAATACTTGTGCGTAGGGTAGAGGGTCTATTAAACGAGAAAACCTCTAGGAGAGAGGATTATGATGACACCTTACGCTATTGGGAGGTGTTCAATATGCTCTCATCGATAGAGGACTCAAAGGTTCGTCAATGGGAGAAGCTATATAAGGCTCTCTCTTAAAGAAGAAACCTTATTAGATACCCAGAATATTGCCGAGTGAATCTTTTAACTTAGATTGCTCGGCTCGTACCGCCTTTGAGTAATTTAAAAGTTCCTTTGTAACATAATCGTTCTTACCTCGTTGTAAGACTTTAGAAAAATCTTTCTGAACATGACTTGGCAAACCTGACTTTAGATCTTGTAAAGGGCCGCGGCTCGATAAATTTTCGTGCAGTTCTGCAAGCATTGCCCACTCATCCTCATTTATCGAAAAAAGAAGATCATTTGCTTCTTTTGCTTCTTTTTCAAGCCTTGCGATTCTCATCTCAAGGTCATTAATAACTTCGGTTGCAGATCTTCTCATAATGGTTTCTCCATTCAAGTTTGTGGTTAAAGAGATCACTTAAGATCACTCATAAATAAACTATTAGAAACGACCACCTTCTTCTTCTGGTGGGTTGTACTTTAAGCCAAGATTCTTAGCGATGAGTTCAATCGCTTCGGTATTCTCGGCTAACATACGACCAGCTTCACCATAGACCCCTCTAAGAACCTCATTAAACTGACTATCGTTGAGTGTCCACATATCACGCTCAAGTTTAGCTTTAGTGGTCATAGGATCGACATTAAGAAGTTCTAAGATGACATCAATGTCCAATGAACCCTTCTGATACAGATTAAAGAGAGCATCAAAGGTATCTTGGTTATCTCGCAATCCAAGTCTAGTGAAGCTAAGAGTTGGGTGTACGACAATTTCATCCCCATCTTCATCTTCTTCAACGAAACCCATTCGTCTACACATTGGCTTCAAGATGTTCTCCTCAACCATCTCTTGAAGAACCTCACGCATAAGCATATAGCGTGTGTTGATGACTTCTAGGTTGATCCTGTCGCCACTATAACTAGACTCACCCGACAACAGAGATTCAGTAACACCTAGACCAGCATACATTTGTCGGTCGGTCATGTCATATTCACCCGATAGTTCTAATAAGCGAGAGTCTGCACCCATTTCTTCCCAAGATACTTGAAAGTTAGCGATGATCGAGTAGTCTGGGTCTTGTAATGCAAGATCCACTTGATCTCTCAACTCTTCGACATCAGACGCATCCATATCCTCTGCATAAACAAGACGGATAGGAGTCATGTGTCTTGAAGCGATTGAGGTTTGTGCCTGTCTTAACTTATCTCGATAAACGAGGACACGAAGACAACGCTCAAGCATAGAGTGTCCACGAGGCTCATATTGTGATTTCTTACGAGCCATATAGTAAACGAATGAACCTTGATCGGGATCGGTGTTGAGATCAATGTTGCGACCATCTCGGATAGCTTCAACAACATCACCTGGCATAGAGTCCACGATACGAAGAGCAGAGGGGTCATTAACCGAAGCTCGTTCAACTACATCACGAGTTTTACTATCGGGAATAAGTTGGATGATCTTCTCACTAGTGAAAGGAAAACTCTCCATGTGAACTTGCTCTGGTGGAAGGATTCTAAGACCAGTCCAACCTTTATAATTCCTTTTAAGCCATTTGAAAGCTCGTTCATCTGCGTCCTCATACTCAGTCCACTCGGTAAACGCTTCGCCATCTTCTTTGAGGACATTTCGACCACTATGTGTGATCTCTTGAGGCACATCGGGGTTATTGTCTTCACAAAAGACAAACGCCTCACCAAGTAGATTGAACTCATGTAAGATTTCTATTAACCGATGAAGAAGACCTACTCGCTTAGACCACTTTTCACAAAACCTTAGAGCTTCATACGCCATATCTCTATTGCGAGCTTTAGGTAATCCTAATCTGATCTTAGAGAGGGGTAGCTCTGTATGTAGGTCAATCGCCTGACCAACGAATGGGTCAGTGCGATAGAAGAACCTAAAGTAGTTGCGTTGTTCGTCTTGACTTTGAGGTAGCTCAAGAAAGTCTGTCGATAGCTCTGGAGAATAGAAGTTTCCACCCGACCCCATCATAGAGCCACCTGTAGTCATCGCTATCTTCACCCTCGATTTCATCTCAGCAGGACTGAGCTTACGAGTGGTTGCTTTAGATCGAGGTTTAATCTTCCCGACTGGTTTTGCATCTATTTCTTCGCTCATGTTGATCCTTCTTATGTTTTACGACAGCTTTTATCACTATTTTAAGTAGTTTGCTGTGTTTTGGGTGTCCTTCAAAGAATAATACCCATGACCCCCCCTTTAGAGTAAATACAATAGAAGTATTTTCAAGCAAAGAGTCTTTTGGGTTTCCCTGTCCATGACTCAGTTGCAAGATACGAGCGATCACTCGATAATCTGCTCTTTTTCGTTCTCTAGGTAATGACATAATATACTCCCTTTGTGAAAGCGAGAGTATAAAATAACTATCAAACAATATGGTAACTGTAAGCCTCAGCCATTTGAATTAGTCCGTCTATGTAAAGATCCTGGTTGTTAGTATAAAACCTCAACCCTCCAAACTTCTCTTTGATTTGAACGACCTGCACAGGGCTGACATCGGGTGTTTGCATGAGGTGACTTTGGATCTGACTACATAAAGTATCAATCAATAGATACCAAGACTCAGATACTTCAAGGTATGTGAGTGTCGGTTCTCCGTACTCGTCTGTAAACAAAGACTGCCATTTGGTTATTATCTCATCATGTGTCATTTTGCACCTCGTTGTACTGAATGTAGAGTCCATCTTGATTGTATATAACATCATCAACAAACGGATATGATTTCTTTAAGTCCTCTAACTGACCCAAACTTATGTGAAACTTGTTAGGGTAAACAGACTTAAACTTTAAGTACCCATTTTTGTCCTCTACTAACTCCCACTTTTCCCCTGTGTGGAGAGATGACTCATGCACACCAAGATTGAACTGAATATGAAGGATCAACTTCTCTTTGGTTTGAGGGGTAGGCTTCTCGGAGAAGTCTTTACGAGCCTTTTGATACGCTTTCCAATTCCATGTAATGTCTGTATCGCTAATAAGGATATTACTAAGGTGTTCAAGACAAGTAGAAGAAAACTCCGCGACTTGTAGTAAATCTTTATCTGACCCCTCGAAAGAGTACATCTGTGTGAGCATTAGATGTTCACTTAAGATATTTTCGAGTGTCCTGTTGATAGACTCTTGTTTTTCGGCTGTGACTTTTAAGATTTTCATGTGTTCCTTTTTGTAGTTTATTTATAACCCCCCTTTTAAAAGCAAAGGGGTCTTATAATGAAAGAAAACCAGATTATATTCTACAATACCACAGTAGGCGAAGCACTAGAGATGCTTGAAATGGAGTCTAGGAGAGACAATGCCTTGATCAACTTTGATGAGTTTGAAGTCAAGTTGAATAAAAAAGGGGACTCTGTACTTGTGACTCTTGTGAGAAGCATTGACGGTATGTCTATACGGGAGGGTTTAATACAGTTAAAGGTAGACTTCCCAGGGAAATTTCGAGATATGGAGAGTATTGATCGTGTGCAAGCAGTACTTGCACTTAATCCAAACAGCGATTGGTGGAAAGGTATTCTTGAGTATCTTGAACACGGAGAACCTCTTGGGTATCGAGTAGAAGAGATCCTAATCGATACTGAAGAGCGTATTGAAGACCCAGACCAAGAAATCTTGATGAAACTCAATGAGTTAATCGCAATGCAACCAACAAATCGTTTCTACAGAAGCCTTTATGACCAGCTTATGGGAGGGCGAGAGCTTTCCGAGAGACAACTTGAAGTTATAGACGAAAAGCTTGATGCTGTACAGATGGTTGGAAATCAGCCTAACAATCAGCTCGTTCGTATTGAAGAAGCACTTGAACTCGACCCTCGTAATCGTTTCTTGGCTCAACTCAAGTCTAAAGCTGAAGATCGTATTCAGCTCTCTGAAAGACAAATGAATGTAGTTGAAGAGATCATTGCTAGTCAGTCCTCTCCAGAGTCTAAGTTACTTGCAGATCTTAAATCCAATGTTAATCTATCACGAGATGACTTTATGCTTATCAATAAAGGTCAGCGTAGAGGCATTGATTCACTCAATGATGAGGAGCGTAAGCGATTGCGTCATCTCATCTACAGAAATGAGCGTAGGCTCAACAACTCTTATTCTAAAGATGAAGTCAGAAGGCTTCTAAAGAAAGGAAACACTATGCGTAAATCAGCTAGTGAAGTAATCAGAAATCTTGAGATGAGGATTGCTCGTCTTGAAGGAAACCTCAACCGTACAGCTCGCATGACTCGTGAAGCCGCAGGTAAACCACAACTTGAAGGAGTTCGCTCAGGCACTGCTTATCACGATGGTCGCTCAATCGCTGACGCTACCTCTTGTATGCTTTATCTCATCGGTGAGTCTGAGAACAAGAGCAAGTTCTACGAGATGGTCATCAATGGTTCAACAGTAGAAATTCTTTATGGTCGCCTCGGTTCAACTGGTCGCAGTTCTGACAAATCATTTATGGACTCTTATGATGCCGAGATGTTTTTTGCAAAGCAACTCAAGTCTAAGCTCAAAAAGGGTTATGTCTCTGCGTTCTCACAGCGTGGTGAACATCGTAAAAGTGGACCTCTCTATGGTAAATACCCTATCGGTCTTACTTCAACACCTGGACCTTGGCAGAACCAAGACATCGCTTACGCACAGGGTATGATCACAGATACTATCTCTGTCATTCGTGCGGCGATTACATCTTTTAACGAGGACGGTATCGTTGATGAGAGGGCTGTTGCACAACTTATGTCAACACAGCGTTCACTCAGCACTAACCGAGATCAGCTTTCACAAGAGAGTGCTTCAGAAATTAAACTCGTACTTGACCGTATCCAAGGAACTGGTCGTGCAGGTCGTCAACCTATTGAGGTTCGTACTCGCAATGCAATTAAGAGTCTACAGAAACTTATGCGTAAACTTGATGGTGCTATGACTGGTGGTCGTAGAAGAGCTTCACTAAGAAGGAATAAAAAAAAAGGATGGTGAAAAACGCTGATCGCCATCTCTCAAAGACTAAGATGTTTCAAAAGGTAAAAGAAAACCTAGATGAAAATCTAGGTAGACTCTATTCAATCAAAGAGAATTTTGTGGGTCATGAATTTCTTAGAGAAAATCGTGAGGTTCAAAAACTACTTGAGGACGCTTCAGAAATGCTAGATGGTCTTAGTGGTGAAAGTGTGCTTCTACCTTACCAACAATTTTTAGATCAGTTCAATAAGATTGAATCCATGCTCAATGAGGTAAAATCTAGGTGTTTGTTCGGAAGGTAAGTTTGTAGTCTTTAGATATTATCCCTTCTGACAAAAAGAAGGGATATGTCATGGATAACGACTCAATAGATCCTGTTACAGTATTGCAGACCATACTTAATCAGATTGTCAATCAATCAGATTCTAAAGAAGAACTAATTAGGATATGGTTCTACATAGGGCGAATGATGGGTATCAGTGAGATATTCCCAGAAATGCAGGTTGTAGTAACTCCAGACAACCAAGGTGAAAACCAACCTGTACTACTTATAGGTACTGTCCTCCCTTTGGTGGTGGATCATCTAACCTCAGAGGGGATCTTAACAGAAGACCTAGCTAACCTTTGCTTAGAAGAGATCAAAGCGATTGAAGAATCAAAGGTATATCATTAATGATGTATCGTAGAGATGGGCTAATCTTTATGACACTCAAGGATAAAAACTGGAATAACCCTAAGATTGCTAAGATCCTTCCATATGAGAGTACAAATTGGGGAGAGTTTTCGGACTTGATAGGAACATCTGTTGAGCGTTTAATACCCGAAGTGTCTCACGAAGTACTTGATCAAGCGATGAGAGGGTTCACAACACCACTGATGAACCAAAACCTTAGAGATCCGAGAGGATGTCTAAAACTCCTCGATGTATCCAAAGCGTGTGATGAAAAAGACCACTGCCTTTCGTATAAAAAAGACCACTGCATCTTAGGGCATCGGAAAATGCCAGATTGTTTTTCCCCAATAGCAACAAAATCGCTAAGACCTCTAGTTTTAGCTTGGTTAGAGGGTTTTTACATTATTCGTGAGAGTAGATGAGAAAGAGTCGATGGACTTATGGGAATGTTGGAGAGTATTTATCTCAAACACACAAGCATTAAGGAGCAAATCAAACAACTCCTAAAGCGTGATCTTTGGATGAACCCAGAGAAGTGCCTTGAGGTAGTCCTCAAATACGAGAGAGTTTAATAGTCTCTTTATATCGCCCACATAATCAAACACTCTATTCACAATAGGAGAATGGTTATGAAAGAAAATGACATTGTATTCGGGTCGTTTCAAAAGACCTCAAGCATGGACGCGGTTCTTGAAACTAGGATTTCTGATCTAACAGATCGTGGTCGTCAGAACACAAGAGAAGCACTTAACTTTGATGACGGTATGCGTGTAGTATCTCACACTAATAACGGTGTTATACTACCTGGACAACTACCGACATCTGGTACTAAGGGAACTGTTGTATCTGTTAAGACCGCAACAGGTGATGTTACCTCTCTTGATGGTGAAGTGTTCGTTAAGTTCGATGGTCGGAATAAGATTGATCGTATTCCTGCTAACTTTTTGCGTGTAGCGAGTATGAAAGTGGCAAACATCAATGACCACTTTATTGTGTTGAGTGGACCTAATCTTTCAGCGAGCTTTTTAAGTCAAGCAGGTGGTGAGTCCACTCTTGTACACAAAGCGACCAAAGACCTATGGAGCATGAAAGTATCAGAGGATGGTTCATTTGATGTTGAGCGTCTTTTTGACGACAACGGAGACCCACTCAAGATTTGATTTATAATCATTAAATACTCCCTATGTTCATAATTTAACAATGGGGGGTTTTTCTGATGAAACTGACTTATATACTATTGATATGCTGTACGCTTTGTTGTAGCGAAGATTCAGCGAAGCCAGTCAGAGAAATCAAAGAGACAAGAAAAAGGTTCAAAGACGAACCCTTAAATCTTCTTTATCGAGTCTCTTCTATAAGATTTGTTTAATGCCCTTCAGGTCATGCTCAATGCAAAAGAACTCTACCTTGAGTGTCCTACCCACCAAACTCAGCAAAAAGGTCGTCAAGGTCAATCGCATCAACATTCGTATCAATATCCTCCAAAGGAGTCTTTACAAAGCCATTGATCTCATCCTCATTGGCTGTGGTATTTGTGCCATTTAAAGGGGTGCTTTCTGTTGGTGCTTGAGCCAAAGCGACTGCAAGTTCATCATCAGCAGATATTGATTCTCGCTTGACTGATAGTTGCTCTGCCTGTGTCATTTGTTCAGCCTGCTGGTCGACTTTGGCTTCTGCGTTTTGACGCTGAGTGATAAACTGATCGACAAGTTTAGCTGTGTTGACTTCAGTAGAGATAACATTCGGATCATTGAATGTCTTAGAGGTCATTGTCTTTGAACCCCAACGCTGTCCAAGAGCGATCTGTTCTTGGCATAACTTGAGCTGATCTCGTAATCGACCTTGAATGTCTTTAAGGTCTGTACGCTTTGCCTTGATAACCGTCATCAAGTCCTCAAGGTCATGTGAGGAGAGCGTGTGGTCGTTGATCTTAGATTGGATATGGACAAGTCGAGTTGCCGCTAAGGCTTCTCGCTCTTTTTGAGATCGACCCGAACGCACATGAGGATCATTAGCAATGAGCTGTGTTTGCTCAAGTGAATACTCGGTATTTTTGATCAACAGATCACGCTTGAATTTTTGGAGGTTATGGCTGACTTCCATGAAAATCTTTTCAGTCGAGGAAAGGTGTCCACGCACGATAGACACTTTATAATTTAACCGACTAGGCCCAAACTCAATAGGATCTGCGTCTAACACGACATCCATCTCCGTAAGTCGTGCATAAATGCGATCAATATACGCTTGTTCAATCATTTTTTATCTCCATCTAGGTTCATAAGGAGCTGACCAAAGTTGTTCTTTGTGTGTCGGATAGCACTCTCGCATTGCTCCCCCGATAAGATACCTGCTGAATGAGCTTGTTGAAAAGCCATGATATTTGCTTCAAGTCCAAGTAAATGAGTTGCAACCCTTGCATCCTCTAAACTTAGACCTGGACCAACACACTCATTTTGATCCCCATAGTTGCCTGTTAATGATACAAAAACATCCCCCCCACCTCTAGGCATCTTTACACTTCGACTGACTGTGATTTGTGAAATCTCAGTATAATTTCGGATACGAACGATCTGCTCTTTTAAATCTTTTACATCACTCATAAGGGTGAGTCTCCTTTTAGGTCGGTAGTTCACTTACCTTTATATGAACTACCCCCTTAAACTCCCCAAGTTTACATGATGAATATCTACCCTATAAGAGACTACTTGAACCCAGTTTATTTCTGTTTCCGATAAGTAGGTTCTTATGATCTTTTCCACTTGATCAAGATCTTCTTCTATTAAGACCTTTATCCCATACCCCTGTTCCTCTTTGATACCCTCATAAGATTCCTTAAACAGATAACCCTCATCACTCCAATAACCGATAGTCCTGTAGAGAGTACAACCTGAGAACCTCCTGCTAAGAGCTTCACATAAACTCTTTACCTTTTCTTCCTTTGTTCCAGATAGGTTGATTTCTATTAATTTCATTTTTTCTATTAATCTCTCTCTTAGTATCTTAGAGAGATTATATCGTATTTCCTCTGTTTACTAAGAGGAAATACTATCTTTTGATACCTTATCCTTACTGATAAGGTGTCTTTAAAAGACATACATCTGGAAGAATCGAAGATGTAGAAGATGTAGGTTAAGATGTTATAGGACATATAGTAGAAGAACTCATATTAGCTGAAGCTATATTCGTAGATGTAGAACTTGAACTTGTAACAGTTAAAGTTGTTGTAGTTTTTTTCTTAGTATTATTTTTAACTCTAGCGATACTTCGTATCTTACTAACTCTTAGAGTATACTCCTCTAAGAGTTTATCTACTCTAAAGAGTATCTAATGTAAGTTACGGGCAAGAGACTAATCTGATCTAGTTGAGGTATTCCTAGAATGAAACTTAACAAGTGTATTAAGTCAGATCTTCTCCCCTGGAGCATACCCAATCTCGACTAAGAGGTTAGGGATATATGTAAGCCACGGCGTATGAACAGTTAATCTTGTGTCGTTAGGTGCGTACTACAAGTAGACTATCCCACCTAATGGTTGTTATCCATCTCCTGTCTTGATCTCACTTAAGAGGACTAGAGACAACTCCCCAAAGGGATGACACGATCACTCTTATATGAAACTTACGAGTTGATGTAAAGGGTAAAACCTATAAGAGTAAAAGAAAGGAGACTATATGCTGTTTATACATCATGGATCGGGAGTAGAGAGGGCTTTATCTGACCTCATGGAGGGGAAAACCCTCATCAAACCTCCCTATCAAGACTTAAAGACTGACGCTGTTAAAGAGCTTGTGGAGATGTACTCTCAAGTTTGGCCTCATGATAATCCTCTCTTAGTAGCAGGTCCTCTTGACGAAGCGAATCCTCAAACCTTAGATATCTTACTTAAGAGGATTGAAGAACCCTACCCCTCAGCCCCCGAACTGATCTTATGGGCTAGAGACTATGGTTCTGTACCCGAAACCATTCGTTCAAGATGTGGGGAGAGGTTTCATTATCAGCCTCAACCTCAACACCCACTTTATGAGGACGCTAAAACGCTCTCTAAGGCTACTTTAGATGAAAACCTTGTCCTAGTATCTGATTGTCTTAAAAAGATCGAAAAGGGGCAACATAGAGCTTTTCTTGAAGCATATGTGGATGTGTTGGTTGATGAGGGGTTGGTAGAGCGTTATGACGATGAACTTAAAGCAGTCCTTAAACGACCTCATATACGCAAAGTGTGCGTATATGGTTATTTCTTGGGGGTTAAATAATGAGAGGGAATGATGAGAATGTGATGGTCTTATATGGGTCATCAAAACAGTGGATTGAGTTGACAGCTAGAGACATCACCCTTGAGTATCGGGCTAATGGATATGATGTTCGTGAGGTAGACGCTAAGACAGATGATCTTACATCATCTTTTGAATCTGGTTTATTTGATACCGACCCGATCTTTGTGGTGTTGACCAATCCAACAAAGAACAAGAAGTTAGAACAGCACCTCAAATCGAGGAGTGGTAGTGAGGTCTTAGTAGTTCACACGAATGATCGTTTACCGAAAGCCTTAGAAGGTTATCTGAATCGTAAACTAGACGAACCTCAATATGAGGATCAGAAAAAAGAATGGGCGAGTGATTGGTTGCATAAGTATGTTGGAAAGTATGCGAAGAAGATCGACCCTGTGTTGTGTCGTGCAATTGTTAATCGTGTAGGGATTGATCTTGGTGCTTTACGATGGGAAGTCGTCAAATATGTTTATGCAGTGGGGGAAGAAGAAGAGATCACTCCCAACATTGTAATGAACTTGATTTCTGACTTAACAGAAGCGAGCTTTATTGATCTTTCAAATGCGATCATGGAGAGGAATCATAAAGCGTTCATCAAGGTTTGTGAAAAGATAGAGCGTTCGTCCAAGACAGATCAAACGATGGCAGTCTGTAATGGGATCTTATTGTCGAACTGTATCAACCTACTTGAGGTAGGTCTGCGAGTGGAAGCAAAGATGTCTTTGGATCATATCGCAGAAGATTTAGGGAAAAATCCTTATGCCATAAAAAACTTTATGACACCCAAGATTTATACTTTTGGGGGGGTTGTTAATCTGAGAAGACTTCTAAATGTGCTTTATGAGTGCGAAAACAATGTGGTTTCTGGTGGTAGGAGTTCCTGGTTGAAATTTAAAGTCGGAGTGCTTGGTATTTTATAGTTAATAAATACACCCTCTTTGAAACCCTCCTTTGGTTGGTACTTTTTAAGGTGGGGGGTTCAACAAACTTATTTTTGAACTAAGTTTCTAAACATCGAAAGGTATGTGGATAATGAATGGTGAGTATTCTTTAAGTAAGGTGTCCGAAGAATCATTAAGGTACTTTAACGGGGATTCTTTGGCAAGTCAGGTCTGGGTTTCAAAGTATGCGTTGAAGAATAAGCATGGGGAGTTCTTAGAGGTAACTCCAGATCAAATGCACCAGAGATTAAGTGCAGAATTTGCGAGGATCGAATCAAAGTTTTCCAATGATGGACAAATGAGTGAGGAAGACATCTATGACTTGTTAAAAGATTTTAAGAAGATCGTACCTCAAGGATCTCCTATGATGGGGATCGGTAACAACCAAATAAATACCTCTCTCTCAAATTGTGTGGTTGTGGAGTCTCCAAGTGATGACATGAGTAGCATCATGAATGCAGGGCGAGATCTCGCTAACCTCTTTAAAAGAAGGTGTGGTGTTGGACTCGATTTGAGTTCATTAAGACCCTCTGGTTCTAAAGTTTCAAATTCAGCGGGTACAACTACTGGTGCTTGGAGCTTTGCCGACTTCTACAGTCATGTCTGTCGCATGGTTGGTCAGAATGGTCGAAGAGGAGCTTTGATGCTCTCTATGGACATCAGACACCCCGACATCGAAAACTTCACCACAATGAAGAATGACCTCACAAAAGTGACAGGTGCTAACATTAGCATCAGGATCAATGATGAGTTCATGAAGGCCGTGGAGTCTGATTCAGATTTCACACTCCAGTATCCTGTGGAGAGTGAATCCCCAACACATACAAAGACGATTTCTGCGAAGGATCTATGGGAAACAATTGTTCGTTCGGCTAAAACTACAGCAGAACCTGGACTCTTGATGTGGGATAACATTTTAAACTACCTACCTGCAAATGCATATCCAGAGTTCAAAACGATATGCACAAATCCTTGTGCCGAAATCCCCTTGTCCGCTTATGACTCTTGTAGGTTGATTTCCATCAACCTGAAACACTTTGTGCTAAATGCGTTTGAAGAGTATCCCGCTTTTAACTTTGAGGACTTCTCAAAAACGGTACAAAGTGCGATGAGACTCTCCGATGATCTTGTAGAGTTAGAATTAGAAAAGCTCTCTAACCTGATTCAAATATCAGACACCGAAGATGAAAAGAGCCTATGGGGAAAGCTACTGACTGCTTGTGAAAATGGTAGACGCACAGGATTAGGAACTCATGGATTAGCTGACGCACTCGCTAGGCTTAATCTTCCCTATGATAGTGATGAGGCTTTAAAAATAACAGATGAGATCTACAAGACTCTTAAATGTGAAGCGTATAAAGAGAGCATAAACCTAGCTCAAGAACGAGGTGCGTTCCCAGCTTTCAATTATGACTTAGAAAAAGACAACCTCTTCATAAAGTCTCTTCCTCAAGAAATCCAAGATGGGATCAAACTGCATGGGCGAAGAAACATCAGCATCTTGACTAACGCTCCAACAGGTAGTGTTTCTCTAATGTCTCAGACAAGTTCTGGATTAGAACCCGTCTTTCGTAATTCTTATGTGCGAAGAAGGAAGATTGAAGAGAAGAACAAAACTGAAAAAAGTTTTGTAGATGATGTCGGTGATGTTTGGGATGAGTACGAAGTGTTCCACCACAACATCTTAGAGTGGAAAACATTAAATCCAGATCAACCATTACCAGATTTCTTCACTGAAAGTCAGAATATCAAATGGGAAAAAAGAGTAGAGATCCAGGCAACCATTCAACAGCATATTGACCATGCTATCTCATCCACAATAAATCTCCCCTCAGACACGACAGAGGAAACGGTCAGTGAAATATACTTGAAATCTTGGAGACTAAAGTTAAAAGGGGTCACTGTTTATGTTGATGGTTCAAGATCTGGTGTCTTGGTGACAAAGAAAGAAAAAGAAACTTTCCCACAAAACCAAGCTCCAAAACGACCTGCTCTACTTGAGTGTGATATTCATTACTCTCAGATTCAAAGTGAGAAATGGATCATTTTAGTCGGGTTGCTTGAAGATAAACCATATGAGATATTTGGGGGGAAAGCGAGTTTGATAGAGATCCCTAAGAAGTACACCACAGGGAAAATCTCTAAGCGTCAGTTCAAAACTCAAAACGGTAAGTATGATCTGCATATTGGAGATGAAGGGCTAGTCATAAAGGATGTAGTCTCAGTCTTCAATAACCCAAATAACTTAGCCTTTGCTCGTATGATCTCATTAGGTTTGAGACATGGAGCAAAAGCTAAGTTTATGGTCGAGCAACTCTTGAAAGATCGAAACAGCGATATGTTCAGCTTCAGTAAGTGCATTGCTCGTATCTTGAAAGGGTATATAGAGAACGGAGAAGTACCCAGTGATAAAAGATGTGATGACTGTGGAAACGACTCGTTGATCTATCAAGACGGGTGTGTTTCATGTACCGATTGTGGTTATGGGAAGTGCAGTTAATCATCTAAACCTATTGTTGATCTTCCTTGAAATTTTCCCCCATAGCATATGACACCCCATAAACTTAGATTGTAATGTCTCGTGGGTGAGATAAGGGGTGACAGAAGAGCCTTTCTTCTTATTGAAGTTAAGAAGGTGTAAGATGTAAGATTGAAGTTCACCCTCATATACCTCTTTTATTGTCTCATGGATGAAGACTTTTGGTACTTTTTTATTCTCGACCACAAAGAAAGCTAGTACCTCTTTAATAAGGTCATGGTTTGGGTTTCCAGTTACCACGATCCTGTCAGTGTCTTCCACTGCAAAGAAGAGGAACTTTTCTTCTGTCTTGGTACTATCAAATCCAATGTCTCTTTTAGTTTCCCACCTGATAATGATGTCTTTTTGCTTCTTTGTCTTTCTTTTCCTACCTTTAACCTTGCCTTTTTTATTCTCTTCATCCCCCGTATGCCCATGTCCTCCGCTCTCAAGTCCTTTACGCACCCCCCCTTTAGAGTCTCCAACCTCTTTTTTGTCGTACTCTTTAGTACCCCCCATACCTGTGGGGTCGAAGTTAATATCTCCCTTAGCATGAGACTCTATAACAGCATCCAAATTATTTCTCGATTTAAAGATGCTTTTCCAGCGATTTAAGATCTTTGTGATATCAAGTTGCTTGCCTTGATAACCTTCATAGGCATTGTCGATCAAGGATCTCAACTCTTGGGGCATATTATTAATAAAGTGTTCTCTTACTTTACTAAGATCAAGTTTACGACCCGACCCCTTTAAACTCCCATAGTCTCGCCACAAGAGCTGATCTCTACCTTCATTCGGGTAGACTCCCTTAGTTTGATTAGTATCATCTAACTGTGGAGGGTGTACGATTAACTTCACATTTGGGATCACTGATTCACAACTCAAGCCCCAATCCCTAGCAGTATTAATCCCCCTCTGTATATTATAAAGTTCGGTAGTCTTTTCACTCTTGTATTGAACAGCTACAAAACCCTTTTCAATGTCTTTGACTTCAAAGAAACTGAGTAATGGAGAGCTTCCTCCAAACTGTTTGCGAGACTCTTTGCCTTGTTTTTCTCTCCAAGTAGAATGCTTTTCGGTGATCAATACTTCCACTTTGAATCCATCTGGACATTCAACGAACGATTGGCTTTTTAGGAATCCTTTTGCTCTAAAAGTCGCTAGTAGACCCTCTACCCGTAATTGTAATTTACCCTTGCCTCTTAGCACTTTAATCTTTGTGTCTTTGGGGATATATGCGTATCTCTGATTGAGATAATGAGAAACACCCCTAGCAGAATAAAGTTTACCTTCAGTATCAGTCCAAGAGTTGTCCTCAAGACTTTTACCCATAAGAACCACGACAGAACCATGCCCACATCTGGGTTTATGTTTATTCCAGTTTACTCCATCCACAGTAAAGTCTCCATAGTCTTCATGGTGGAGTGGGATTACATTCGTGGCTTTACCGTCAATGTAAGAAACAATGTCTGAGGTCTCAGTGAACACCTCTCCATCTTCATCTTCAAACTCATCTGTGATAGGGAATGACTTCATTCCAAAGCGATCATTTTCAAGTGAAAGCCAGACCAAGTTCCCCACAGGATTACCCTTTGTCCATGACATAAAAACCACACCATAAGGATTGTTATGGGCAGTTGTAACTTTAGCTCCAATCCCATAGTTTTCGTGTGGGTCTGAGTTCGATGACTTAGAACTTGAGTTCATCGAACCAAGGTATTTGTACATCTCGCTTGCGGTCATACCCGCACCGTTATCTCGAACACAAAGTTTGAGGATGTCTTTTTTCGCTAATGTGGGTTCATTTAGGATGTCAATCTTAGTCGCTTCTGACTCGATAGCGTTTTGTACCAATTCTCTTAAGTGTTGAGAAGGATGGACATCACGCCCGAACCTTTTCAAGTAATGAGTGGGGTTTTTGTCTGTTAATGGTGAGTGTGGCATTTGTGATTCTCCTTATAGAGTGTTTTGTTGTTGTGTTAATACTTATATGAATACGCTATTATAAATCCATTCTTGCTCTCCTTTCAGATGAACAGGCTTGGTGCTACTTGACCGATTTGCCCTCGATATTTGATCAACTTAGACCATGTGTACTTGAGGAGGTCTTGTTGGTCGAGGTCGTGAAGCATACCGCTTGAGTTGATGTTCTTCATCACATAAGAATCGGGTTTGTTAAATCCCATTCCGTCTTTATCAGTCGCTCCATCACACGCTCCATCGAGAGCCTCACTTGCAGTGATGATTTGAGCTTGTATATTAGTGTCTACTGAACGATTGAGGATCTTTGAGGGGATTACACTAGTCCACACAGGGATTTGGCTTAGAACCTCATTTTGAGCCTGTTGTGCGATAGCTTTAGTTACCCTTGCATCACGCTCTGAGCGAGTCTCTTGTTTGATCGCCACTCCCTTAGTCCTAGTGGTAGAGGTCAAAGCTCCACATTCCTTCTCAATCGAAGCCTTGATGAGAGCCTTCTTCTTGTCGATGAGCTTAAGGACATGGAGATCCATAGCACAGTCGCTGACGAGTCGGATGTACTGAAGGTTTTGTGCCGTTTGACCGATACGACAGATACGGTCTTCGGCTTGAAGATTAAGAGCTGGATTCCACTCTTGATCACAGAAGATCATCTTGCTTGCTTTGGTGAGCGTGATCCCGACACCACCTGCCTTGATGGTGCAAGCGATACCCTTGAGCATACCTGCTTGGAAGGCTTGTACTGCGTCCTCTCGGTCAGACTGATGAGTATCACCCATGATGACAGCCCAACCATGACGCTTCGCCATAGCTTCGATAGGGGCACGATGTGCTGAGAACACGACCACAGGCTCGTTAGCCTCCTCAAAGCTCTCTACCATCTCTTCAAGAGCAGAGATACGAGACTTTGCAAGCTCGGCTCGGATTCGACTAAACTCGCTAAAGTCGGGTAGTGAGCTTGAGCCATGCTCTTTCATTGCCTTGAGCATCTTCTCACTCATCTTGAGCAGACGCTTTGAGCCTACCTCGACAAGTACATCTTGGTAAGTCTTAGGAGGGAGGCTTGTGAGTACCTCTGTCTTGAGTCGTCTAAGCATGACCCTACGGAGCTTCTCAGGTACACATGGGTTAGGTGTGCCGAACTCATACCCCCCATGATAGTTCTTATAACCGTTCATGTCTCTGATGAACCCTTTGAATCCACCAAACACTGTGCGACCCATTCCGAAGGTGCTGACCACTCCCCAAAGGTCAAAACCCTTGCTCAAGAGTGGAGTCCCTGTCATTGCCCAAGATCGCTGACAGAGGTTGCTCAAAACCTTTGTACGCTTGCTACGCATAGCTTTGTGGCTCTTACAGAGGTGTGCCTCATCAGCGATGAGGACGGTCTTTGCAAGTACATCACGCCACGCTTGTGGCACATTCTCAGAGTCATCGCCCCACTGAGATGTAGGGGTCATCTCGGTAGGCAAGATGTCATAGTTGATGATGACCACCTCGTTAGCTTGAGGGAGTTTGAAACCCTTGCGACCTTTACAGACCACTGGGGAGAGATCAGATCTCCATTTGCGAACCTCGTTCGCCCAATTGAGCTTCAAGGTTGCAGGGCAGATTACGATTGCTCGACCACCCTCTTCGATAGCCATGAGAGCTTGGAGTGTCTTACCCAAGCCCATGTCATCTGCGAGGAGGCAGTTTTCGTGAGAACTAAGGAACTTCACACCATCAAGCTGATAGGTGTACGCCCCACCACTCTTTGCACGAGTGATAGCGTCTAAGACAGTGCTGTCGTGCTGAACACCATCAAACCCGATGGGGAAACTGAGGTTAAGACGCTTAACCCCTTCCATCACACGCTCACGATCCTTCGGAGCGAGGCTTACAGTCCAACACTTCAGATCACCATCCCACCTCGCACCTGGCATACCACGCAAGATGGGGAGAGCTTCAGCCTCATAGGGCATCTTGATCTCTCCTTGAGCGTTGATCTCTCGCACAGAGGGTGCTGAGAGGAGAGCCTTCACCTGTGCAGGACTTGCGTCCACACACTGAGATGAGTTGCAGATGGTGGTATAAGCACCACCATTAGGCTGATAGGTGAAGCCTTGACCCTCATCTACTCGTACTGAGCAGACTTGGCATTTTTTAGCGAACTTGTTCTTGAAAACTCTCATTGGGATCTCCTTGTTTGGAGTAAGGGGTTTGGGTTCGGTCTATATACCTTTCCCACACAACTCAATAGATAAGGGGTTACACTCTATTTGTAGATTGTTTATAAGCTCTAGTTTATATGCATTTAATCAAACCTAAAAGGAGTTTAATATGAACTACAATCGCATGATCCGAAGAGTTGCCTCTACACACATGAGGAAGCTTGCCGAAGAGAAACCTGCAAGTGTTATGTTTGCAGAAGCAGTTATCGACACGAGAGACTTACTTAATTGGTTTCAGGATCAAGCAGGTCTTGATCCCGAAGCAATGGGGTGGAAAGTTGCCGCTCACCACATGACCATCGAGTTCTTTGATAAAAAGGATAAGAAAGCTCTTAAGAGAGAAGGTCGGGCCGAGTCCAACATTCTTGAACCTTATGCTGATCTAATCGGCAAACCCGTTGTATTAGACATCGTGGGCTACGCACATGATGATAAGGGGATGGCTGTACTTGTAGAGCCTAAAGGCCCTCTATCTCGACTTGTTAAGAATGATGATCCTCACATCACCATCGCAACCAATGGCGTGGGAGCTAAATACAGCAACGAGCTTCTTGCAAAGGGAGAAATCATCCCCGCTCGTGGTTCACTCCAAGCTAGGATCGGTTGGAAAGATGCTCGTTCGGGTCAAGATATGTACGATTTACCTTGGGATTTCGGTCAAGATAAAAAATAAATCGAAGAAAAGTTGTCCGATTTGTGTTCTAGGGTTCGTTAGTAGATATGAGGGTCGATTTGTAACCCTTTATTTATACCCCTTAGAACGGAGGACAATATGCAAGAAGATTATCAAGAGGACGAGAAGTTCATCTTCGCAGACTTTCTTGAAGCTGACACAGCACTAAAAGGTGTCCTCGATACCTTTAAAACTTATGGTTTGATGTTTGAGTGTGCTATCGAGGAAAACGCTCGACAGAATCTCATCGAGCAATCCATGACTGAGAAGCGTAATGGTGTTCGTGGGGTCACTGATGAGATCCTAGAAGGTCAGAACACTTTTTACGCAATTGGTGCGTTCCTCAAAGTTCTACATGAGCTTGGGTTTCGAGTCGAAGAAACTACAGAGGAAGAATGTGACTTTTGTGGTGTGATGATCTGTGATGAAGATCGTTTACAGATCGACATCGAGTTTAGCTATGGTGAAGAGATGGTCGAGTATTCGATCAACTTCAGCGATGAACGAGAACATACTGGCCACACATCTACAGATGACTTTTTACAGGATCTCTTTAACGGTGGTTGGGGTTTACCTAAGCTCTCTGGTGTACTCACTCCATCTAGTCTTTATGATGATCTTGAGGGTTTCATGCTAACCTTTAGGAGATCATGGTCTGAGTATAAGAAGACACTCAAAGAGAAGGGTTTTTAGCTTTACCTTTGTAATGATCTAGTCAGTTCAGTTTCAAACCTTTCTATTGCTTCTTTAAACTGATCTTCGGACATGATTTGACCTCTTGCAGAACCTGCGATCTGATCATGTCCACCAGCTCGATCACCCCACCATTCTTGAACGAGTCGTCTGCAAGATAGATTTTTAATGGGGTCAGCAGTAGAAATCCTAATCTTCTTATACTTTTCATCGAAGGTTATGACTGCATTTTCTTCACGATAAAGATGATTTACCTTTTCTCCTCTTGTTCGTCTAACGATCAAGCCACAGGGTCGCATCTCTACGAGGGTAGACTCATCGAGCTTTTCTTGAATAGAGATATGAGCATTACCCATTTGAGTAGCGATCTGACCATCAGTGAGCATTTCTTTAATGAAGTCGAACGCCTGATAGCAGAAATCGGTTACATCGTTGTTTCTTTTCGGGTCTATCTCTGGGTGGTTCTCGTTAATCCATGCAATTAATCCATTATATAGAACCCAACAAGGGTGGTCTTGTTTTGCCTTGTGGATTCCGTTGGTGTCAATATGTTCAGCATAGAACCAAAAGACTCCATTATCCACGAACTGATCTGTAGCTCGCATAAGCCCACCTAGAGTGTCGATGTCTATATGAGAGATCAGTGCGACCTCATCTTCATTGAGTTTCGGTATGCCTGCATCATTACAAGGGGCAGGTCTACCAAAGGGTGTGAGGTGTCTTCCAACATAAGGAGAACCTAGAGGTTGATGGTGAGCGGCAGTGTATTTTGTACCCTCAAGGACGAACCCTCCATATTCTGCTTCAACTGATAATGCAGGAGGGTTTGATACCCTAAGAGTGTCGGTAGCTAACTGTGATGTCGGAGAAAGTATAACAATCATTTGTAGATCCTTTATTACTGTTGATTGTTTATAATACCTTAAAGGAGAACGAACATGAGAAATCTTGTTGCGAGAGTTGCTACAAAGTATATGAAAACAAGCTCAGAAAATCTTGAGCTTCACATATTTGACTTTGACAATACCCTCTTCAGAAGCCCCGAACCACCAGAGTGGTGGTCGAAGAAAAAGATGGGCTATTGGTTTAATGAGGCAATTAGTTTGAGTGAACCTTTTGTCCCTCAAAAGCCAAGTGGGGATTATTGGTATGGTGGGGTTGTTTCTGAGGCTAAGAGATCAATCTCTGATATGGACACTCTTGCGATCATGTGTACAGGTCGCCCTAATGACAATGGTGCGATGCGTTATCGTGTTGCAGAGTTGTTAAAGGGGAAGGGTCTTGATTTTGATGAGGTACACTTAAAGCCAGGAACTGGATCGACAGCGAGGTATAAAGCCAAGTTAGTGTTTGATCTCTTAAAGAAGTACCCAAACATCACAAGTGTTTCTGTTTGGGAAGACACACAGAAGAATCTTGACGCAATCCAAAAGGTTTGTCATGGGCCGATGTTTGTGGAGTTCCATCCTCATCTCATCAAACCCAACCCCTACCCAGTAGATATAACTAAAGAAGAGTTCGATCTTTTAAAATAAGGGGCTAAGATGAGTTCAACTACTATGGAGCAGTTCCTCTCGAACAGCTAGATGTATTAGGGTTAAATCATATAACACAAGAAAATGATCTCCTAAGTAGAGAAAGGACTTCTCGTGTTTTATGTTGCCAAAGTGTTGGGGCAGATTTTTGCCAACCCACCTTATTATATTCTAAGGTGTATCGTAGCTTCTGAGGCCGATACAAAGCCTATCGTGGTCAAAGGTAAGATTGCAGGCCCTGTTTCAAAAGGTCAAGTATTTACCTTTCAAGGTAAGGAAGTCCTCGACAAGCGTAATGGGAAGAAGAACCTTGATATAGTTCGTAATCCGATTAACCCTAAGTATCTTAAAGGGTCGGCTCTCTACAGTTGGGCAGATTGGTCTGACCCTCTTATGCAAGAGTCCATCGAGGTTATCTCAAGTCTGTCTGAAGCAGGAGTGCCTTTGAACATCATAAACTCTATTTGGAATGATGTTCAAATATCTCCGAGTTCTATTGCTAAAAACCCTTGGTCGTTGGTTTATAAAGGTGTCTCTTTTCAAGGTGCTGATGAAATTGCTAAGACGCTTCTTAAAAAGGACTTTGACCCAGAAAATGAAGGTCGAGTTGAAGCCTCTATCTTTTGGTCTATGCTTCAAGGTGTGTATCAAGGTCATTGTTATTTAGACACAAATACGGTATTCAAAGATACTGCTATCCTCACAGGCTTGACGAACCCGAAAGAGATAGGTCAAGTCATCAAGTCGATGAAAGAGGCGAAGCCGACTCGCATTGTGGTAGATAAGATATCACAAGACTCCTCTATTGCCCTTTATTTGCCTTCTTATCATAAAATGGAGGTAGCTGTTGCCGAAGAAATTAAATCTCCTCTCCGAGTGAATAGTATGCTTCAATCAATAAGTATTGATGACATTAAAGCATATTCACGCTACCCATTGACCAATACACAACTCAAAGCAATCCAACAGGGTCTTATAGAGCCTTTTTCAATCGTGACAGGATTACCAGGAACAGGTAAGACGACTATCCTTAATACGCTCTGTAAAATCTTGCGTGATCGTAAAGAAAGTATCTTACTCATCGCCCCCACAGGAATAGCCGCTAAACGAGCTAGTGCATTAACCAATATGGACGCTTTCACAGTCCATAGAGCGTTCGGTGCAGGATTGCCCTCAGAGGATAAGAAGGACAAGTCTGATTATGAAGGGGTTAAGAAAGATGAAGAAAGTGGAGTTAAAGGTATTGGCAATAGCAATGACCCAAGTCGAGAACTATGGAGACATAATCCTCAGAATCCTCGACCAGAGTCAGTTGTCATTATAGACGAATCCTCTATGATTGACTTACACCTCATGTGGCGTGTGATGAAAGGCATCTCACCCAAGTGTCGAGTCATCATGGTAGGTGATATAGCACAGCTTCCACCTGTTGGTGCAGGGTTTGTTCTTTCGGAACTTATTGAGTCGAACGCAGTACCGAGAGAACACCTTACAGAAATCTTTAGGCAAGGAGAGGGGAGTGGGGTGACAATTGCCGCTCACAAGATCCATGCAGGTGAAGTGCCACAACACAATAAAGATTATCAGTTCATTGATCGTTATACCTCACAAGACATTCTCGATGAAATTGTGGGACGGTGTAAAGAGCTTCACATGGATCAAATAGATTTCCATGTGGTTAGTCCTACTCATCATGGCAAAGTGGGTGTTACTAATCTTAACAGAGAGCTTAGATCTGCTTTGAACCCCGATATAGGAGGTGCTTTCATTCGGGTAGGTAAAGATTCAATCCGAGTAGGTGATCGAGTTATGATCACCAAGAATGAGTATGACCTCAATGTTTATAATGGTGATATAGGTCGTATTAGGTCGATTGATAAAACAAGCGTGAGCGTACTCATCAAAGGTGTAAAAGATCAAATCGTAGACATCCCTTCTGATCAAGTAAGGAAGCTATTGAGACTCGCTTATGCTACGACTGTTCATAAGAGCCAAGGTCTTGAGTACGACACCATCATTATGCCTATGACCACCGAACATAGTTCAAACCTCTTACAACGCTCTTTGCTCTACACCGCTGTCACGAGAGCGAAGGATAAGGCAGTGCTGATTGGAGATAAGGACGCAGTAGCGATTTGTGTAGGAAACTCGTCTAGTGGTCTTAGGTACTCTAGGTTGAGGTATAGATTTTAATAGTTTATTTATAATTGATCTTAAGTGATCTCATTAACCTTAACAAAATGGAGAAAAACCATGAAAAGATCAGCATCAGAAATTATTCGCAACCTTCAGATGAGGATTGCTCGTCTTGAAGGTCGTACTGCCAACAAACATTCTGGTCTAAAGATCAGTACAGGTTGGTACACAGGTCACCCAAGAGATCGAAACACCGACATGACTTTTGCAGAGATTATTGCAGAAGTTAACAGTGATATTGAGTCTGCTAAATCCAGTCTTGAAGAAGGAATCGAGGAAGGAGACATTGAGAGAGGAACAAGCCTATACGCATATGTTGATATAGGGGGGGGTCAACTACAAATCAGTTGGGGTCTTGATGACGGATCAGACAATCTTCAAGGTGGTTGTTGGAGTTGTCTCTATCAAGTATTTGTTGCTACTGGATGTGAGAGCCAAAGTTATAACTCTTGTGCTAATAAACTACAGAGCATCCTAAAGAGCAATCTAAAGGCTCGTGCAGACTATGACATCACAAAAGCCTAATAACTTAGTCCTCGACTCGTTCAAGATAAGAGATAGCCATCCCCACCCCTTATTCCTACTTTTATCTATTTCTTGTTTTAATAGTTCTTTTATAGGTTCTCATAAGTGATCTCTTTAACCACAAACAAAATGGAGAAAACCATGAGAAGATCAGCAACCGAAGTTATTCGTAATCTTGAGTCAAGGATTGCAAGACTTGAAAGACAAGCAGGCCGAAAGCACCCAGCTAGGGAAGCTCTTGGGCAAGGGCAATTTACCCTCTTCGCACCATTTAAAGATAAGTACGGTCAAGATGGTGGAGGTCGCAGAATGAAAACTTATTTCATGTCAAAAGGCGAAATCTTTAACCACTTCTCAACTAGTGATGACATTGATCATAGTTATGTAGTTGGTATGTCTATGGAAAGACCGAGAAAAGACCAGGTGCTTATCGCAACCGACTTAATCGAGATTATCTACCATGACCAAGGCCAACCAAACGGATTAAGAAGAGATGAAGACATTTTAGATTATCTTAAAAGTCTTTAATCTTAATCCTCGACTTGTTCAAGATAAGAGATAGCCATTTCCTTAGCTCCATTTGAACCCATAGTCTGCATTACACGCTCTTTAAGAGTAAGTTCAGACCAACCCGATGTGGCTACTGCTTTCATCTTGTCTACAATGTCGATCATTCGTTGCTTATCTTCCTTTTCACGCACAGTTTCCTCGATCTTGAATACCTCATTGGCATCTCGTACAGGAACATCGTGTCTGATGAAGTTAAGCGACTCTTTGGTGGCTTGAACCTCTACCACACAAGGTCTACGGTCTAAGTCATCAAGGTGTAAAGAACCTCTTGTTAATGACCCTACATTGACAACCCTTGCTCCATTTAAGAGCGTGGAGATGCCTTGATCTTTGTGCCAATGACCAAAGAACCAAGCGTCTACTTCTGTGTTCTCATTAAGGAAGTCATATCCAACTATATCCTCATTCTCAAACATTGATCCAGTCTTACCTTGTCGAGCGAGGAGGTGGCTAGCGACTAGTAGGTAATCCTCGTCTTTCTTTTTTATGTTCTTGATCCGATCAAAGTCATAAATGACACCATGATAAGGCACACCGACTACACGAACTTTGACCCCATCTTTTTCAAAGTTTATTTCTACATCATCGCCAAACTGCTTAAAGACACCCGATGAGAATAGGACTCCTAGAGGTTGTTCGGGTAGGTAGTCTATATTGCCATATTTTACATCGTGGTTGCCGACTAGACCATAAGTAGGGCAAGGATACCCCTCATGTGCGTCACAAGCCTTACGGACTAAACTATGGCTATTCTTGGTGGGTGATTTGACATCAAAGAAGTCTCCACCATCAAGTACAGCGTCAATCTCTTTATCCTTAGCGAGATCACCAATCCACTTGAGCTTGTTGACCACATCATCCGTCCAGTTTCCAGTGCGTCTGCGTGGGGTTTTATCTCCCATGTGGACATCTGTTCTCCATAGTAGCTTTATCATATGCTAATCCTTTGATAGTTTATCTATTATTATACTTATATAATCTCAGCAACCCTAGCCAAAAATGGAGGACTCTTATGAGAAAATCAGCAAGTGAAGTACTCAGGGATCTTGAATCAAGAATCGCACAACTTGAAATATCAGCACACACTATGTCTAAAAAAGACAGGTCGAGACTTGATGACCTGCAAAAACTTGAAGACGATGATAATCTCACCAAGTCTCAAAATGAAGAATACGAAAGACTCGTTAAAGAGTATCGTAAAACTCCTGAGTACAAGGGAAACAAGACTGCTCGTCAATTATCTGTAAGAGAGAGTGCAGTCAAAGTTCTTGAAGCGATGCAAGAGCTGGAGCAAGCATTAGAGAGTATGCCTTCATTTTCAATGAGAGAGGATCGCTTTTATGCTTCCATCTCTGATCGATGGTATGACCTACATGAAGAAGTCAAATCAGAGATCAAAAGCATCAAGGGTGCGTACTAATTTATTTTAATCAAATGGAGAAAAATCATGAGAAAATCAGCATCAGAAATCATTAATAAACTTGAGAATAGGATTGCCCAACTTGAAAAGCAATCTAAGAAAGAACCTCAATGGATAACTTGGGCTTTAGAAGTTCTAGTTGAAAGTCGAGAAACTAAAGCCCAAACTAGGTCTGATCTTAAAGAGAGAAGAAACGGTCAAGTCTGGGAATACTTTCAAGGTCATAAAGATGTGATCTTGGTTTCTTCTGATTGGAGTGATTACATCATCTATGAGGATGATGATGTTAAGACACAGATGAATGAAGAGATCATGGATGAGATGCTCGATAACCATTCTGTTAAAGAAGTGGTTGTAAGAGTGCCTTGGGCAAGAGACATCATTGTAACCACTGCGAGTCTACCTTACGGTGATATTGGAATGTGGGCTACTCAATGGGCGGAGGAACAAATCGAAGACTTAGACGATGACGAAATCCTTGAGAGGGCAGATTTGACCGAAAAGAAAGAGTCATATGAAGAGGAGCTGGCTTATTGGGAAGCGAGGATGGATCCAGAAGTTAATGGAGAGATCAATCGTCTTTATTCTGATCGTGCAGAAGTAATGGTATTTGACTATAATAATATGTTGAACGAGTTACCAGAGTCTGCCCGCAATGATCTTATGGGAGAAGCAGAAGAAGAGATCGAGAAAGCTCTTAAACAGTACCCTTATGAGTATCTTTATGAGGAGAGAGGGTGGAGTGAGAAGCAAGTTCTTGAAGCGTTCGGATACCTAGATGAAGATGAGCGAAAAAGTATTATTCGTCAACTTGGTGCTTCTGAGGAGTCGTTTCAATATCTCGCATCTAGTGGTAAGCGACTTAGAACTAAACTTAACTATGTCATTGAAGAGATTTAAGGGTACATAGTTTAAATAGATCATTCGCAATCTCCTTTAATACTCTTTTTATACCTCGACATTAATAGGTATAAAAATAAAGGAGTTCACCATGAGTTCATTTGGATCAGGTTCTACCACCACAGCAGGTGCATCTATCACACTCACCGCTTTTGAAGGCACAAATGGAGTTAAAGCAGGGACTGACGGACTCGTTCCTGGTCCTTCAGTTGCTCAAGAAAGTTATCTTTTGGGGGCAAATGGCGATTGGACTCTTAACATAAAAGGGGGAATCGCCCTTGCTGAAAGTTCAGATCGAATTGCAACCACAGAATTTGTGCAAGATGTTGTAGGTAATGCAGTTCTTGCAGGAAACGCACAATTATCTGCGTTAGCTGATGTAACGATTGCAGGTTTAGCTGACGATCAGTTTTTGCAGTATGATTTAGCCACAGGGAAATGGAAAAATGCTACCCTAAATCTAAGTCTTATTTCTGATGTGAATCTAGCGGGTCTAGCTGATGGAAATACGATTGTTTGGGATAATAATGCTGGCGAATGGGTTCCAGGAGAAGGTGGTGGTGGTGGGGCTACAAATCTTACAGATTTAGGGGATGTCACCATTGCAGGAGGAGCAGAGTTTCATTTTTTAGTGAGAAATGGTGCTGGTCAATATGTAAACCAGTTAGTCTCTTCTGCCGATCTCTCCAATAACGCAGACATTATTCTTAGAGATGGTACTGTAACTTTCACAGGTCATGTGTCTTTGGGGGATTTTAACCTCACGAATGTAGGTGATGTCGCATTAGATACCATCTCTGCTGATGGAACTACTGTCTCAGTTTCTATGACAGATAACACTGCTTCTGCTTTCTCTATCAAAGAGGGAAATAATAGTTATCTTACTTTTAATACGACCGACAATATTGAAAATATTGTCTTCAACAAACCTTCTGCTTTCAACTTTAAAGTAGATTTCCACAATGATGTAGTCATTAATGAAGCAGGTAATGGAATCGACTTCAGAGTAGAGACAGGTACAAAAACTCACGCAATCTTCTCCGATGGTGGGACGGATCGAGTCGGTATCTTTCAAAACGCCCCTACTGTACCCCTAGATGTCGTAGGGGATACCAAGATTACAGGGGCTTTAGAACTCACAGGGAATATCACTGCCTCAAATCTCGGTACTGCCTCTGCAAACGCAACTGGTGACTTCCTCGCTTCCAATTCAAGTATTGATGACTTAAATGATGTCGCTTTAGGTGGGGCATTAGTTAATGGAAAGATTCTTAAAGTTGTTGCAGGAGAAATAACTCAAGCCGATGAGACAGACACAAATACTCAGCTAACTGACGAGCAAGTGCAAGATCTCGTTGGAGGTATGGTTTCAGGTAATACTGAAACAGATATTACTGTTTCTTATGACGATGCAGGTGGGAAACTAAACTTTGTTGTCGATAATACTGTCGCAAGACTAAGTGACCCCGATCTTACAGGCACACCTACTGCTCCAACTGCTATTCAAGGTGTAAATACAACCCAAATCGCTACCACAGCTTATGTTCAGACTGAGGTCACAACCCTCAGCTTGGGTACAGCCTCTCAAAAAAATGTAGGTGTCGCAAATGGGGATGTTGTAGAACTCGGAGCAAATGGATTACCCGCTGTTTCGGGTGCAGATCTTACGAGTCTAGGTTCGATCAACATCTTGTCGGATGTTGACACTACAAATAAAGCAGAAGGTAAAGTTCTTAGGTTCAATGGAGCATTAAATCTTGTTGTTGGGGATGACACCAACACACAACTTACAGATGAAGAAGTACAAGATCTCGTTGGCACAATGTTTACTGCGAATAACGCAGGTAATACTCATCTCACCTTTGCGTATGATGACACTGAAGGTGCAAATGACGGAACGATCACAGCAACGGTTAGTCTCGCCTCCACTGACCTAACTAACACAGGAAATATTTCTTTATTAGGTGGAGATCAGACTTTAAGTGGAGATAAAGTATTTACAGGAGCCGTTGATTTGACAGTTGCTACGGCAACTGCAACCACACAAGGTGCTTCAAATAATTCAACAAAAGTCGCCACTACTGCTTATGTGGATGCTCAAATTGATGCTGATCTTGTAACTCTTAATCTTGGGGGCACATATCAAGGTTTAGATGCTACTCTTACGGCTCTTGCAGGTGTCGCTACAGGTGCAAATAAGCTCATTTACGCTACAGGTGCAGATGCTTTTTCTACAACGAGTATTTCTGCTTTTGGTCGCTCAATTATAGACGATGCTGATGCAGGTGCAGTAAGAACAACTCTAGGTCTTGGAACTGCTTCTACTTCAAATACAGGTGATTTCTTAGCCTCCAATGCGGGGCTAAACGATCTTAATAATGTGACTATTGCGGGAGGTGCGGATAAGCATTTCTTGGTTGAGAATGGTGCAGGCCAATATGTCAACCGACTTATTTCTTCTGCTGATCTTTCTAATGTTGCTGATATTGCGTTTCTTGCTTCACCAGCCCTAACGGGAAACCCCACTGCCCCCACTCAAGCTCAAGGAAATAATTCTACAAGTATTGCGACCACCGCTTATGTAGAGACAGAAATAGGATCGACTTCTGTTGGTGGGTTATCAGATGTAGATTTAACGAATCTTAATGACACTGATGGTCATGTACTCGCATGGTCAGCGGTCAATGATCAATTTGAAGCAGTGGCGAACATTGCGGATTATACTGATGAACAAGCTAGAGACACCGTAGGTACAGCATTAGCTGGAGGAACACATACAGGTATTACTTTCTTAAATAATGATGCGGAAGACACCATAGAAGCTACTGTGTCTTTAACTTCGTTTTCTGTTGGGGCATTATCAAATGTCACTTTGGATGGGGATGAAACAACCAAGCATTTATTAGTCCATAATGGTGCAGGTCAGTTTGTAAACCAAAGAATAGATTCCGAGGATTTATCGGATACTGCAAACATTGCTCTTTTAGATGGTGCTCAGACTTTCGCAGATGGGGTGGAAGCCACGACTCAAGCGAAAGCTAACGATACAACTTTAGTCGCCACTACTGCATTTGTCCAATTACAACTTGCAGATACCGCACTGACTGGAACACCCACAGCACCTACCGCTGTCACCAATACGGACACTACACAGATCGCTACCACCGCATTTGTGACTCAAGAAATAGGAAATACTGAGGCAAAAGAAATCTCAGATATTTCTACCACTGACCCTACAAATGGGCAGGTGTTAAAGTACACGACTGATGCGGGAGATGATCAGAATAAATATGTGCCAACAACTTTAGGTACGGCTTCCACTGTTGATACTGGAACCTCTAATGGAGAAATCCCTGTTTTAACAACCCATTATTTATCTGCTTTATCAGCAAATGAAACCGCAGATCTAATAATTAAAGGTCGATATATTGAGACTATTGACTATGGACTCGTGTCTGATGCCTTTAATGTCAATAATGATTTCGCACTTGATTTTAATGGAGATGGCTTAAATGACACCTTCCTTAATCTTGTGGTTATCTATGCTGAAGAAGACTACGGAGTATTAGTCTGCTGATTAAGATTAATAGTCTTTTTATACTTAACCTTTATATGAAACACACCTACCCATAGGAGATTAAAATGTCTGTAAGAAGAGTTCAATTAAGAAGAGGTACAACTGCTGAAAATGAGGCTTTCACAGGTGCAGTTGGTGAAATTACCATCGACACCACAAAGAAAACCATTCTTGTACATGATGGGGCAACTCAAGGTGGTACTGAAACGCTAAAAGCGGATATGTCCAATCTCGGCACAAATGCCTTGGCTGTGGATGGTACGATCTCTGTTGCAGACTCCGCAGGGGATGCCACTGTAAGAATTACAAACCTCGCTACCCCTACTGCAAATAATGATGCCGCTACCAAAGCATATGTTGACTTGGGTGGGTCTGCAAATCTGAATGACATTGATGATGTGACGATTGCAGGTGTCGCTGACGCTCAAGTTCTCGTCTATGATAATGATGGTGGGGATGCAGATGACCAATGGAAAAATGTAACCCTCTCAGGTGATGTGACAATCACTAATGCGGGGGTTTCCTCAATCGGTGCAGATAAAGTCATCACTGCAAAAATCTTAGATGATAATGTGACCAACGCTAAGTTGGAGAACTCATCTCTGACAGTAGGCTCAACAAGCATTTCTTTAGGTGCAGGCTCCACTACCCTTGCTGGTATGACAGGGATTGACTTTACAGTTGAACACGCTAGTATTGCGGCAAATATTGGAGCGAAGACTCTTACTTTAGGTGGTGGTACTTCTACTGTTGCGATTGCAAACGACATGACGATTGCAGGTGATCTCACTGTTAATGGAGACACTACCACAGTAAACACCGCAACTTTAGATGTAGAAGATACTGTCATTAGACTTAATAAGGGTGTTGCTGGTGTTGCAAACACCAATGACATCGGATTATTCTTAGAGCGTGGTACAACAGGGAATGACGCTGTTATTTTCTGGGATGAAGGTGATGACATCTTCAAACTTGGTACGACCACTGATGCCCACACTGCAACAGATTTTGGTGGAAACCTCACCCTTGGAGAATTGCAGTTATTAACTCTTACAGCCACAGGTGCAGGTACTTTTGGTACTACTGTTGGAGTTACAGGACTCTTAAATGCTGATGGTGGTATTGAGATTGATAATGGCGGGAATAAGTTTACTGTTAGCACTGGGGGTGCTGTTGTTTCTGTTGGTGGTATCACTGACACCACAGTAGCTTCTTCCTTCAAAACAGGCACTACCATTGGTAATCTTGTTTTAGCTGATGGAGCAATCAATTCAGCGGGTAATGACCTAGACTTCGGAGCAGAAGACCTAACTACAAGTGGGAATGTTTCGACAACAGGGGCAGGGACACTTACGATTGCGGGTACTTCTGCCCTTAATGATAATGTGACTGTTGCATCTAATAAAAACCTTAATATTAAGAAAGGGGCAACCCATAGCCTTCTTCTTAATAGTGATGTTGTTACAGATAACACCCCCGCAAATGCTGTAATCGGTGTAGCCCTTACCAATGGCCCAACATACGCGACTCTTACTTGGACAAACGCTTCTTCAACATGGGCGTTTAGTAATAATGTTTCTACTGCAACAGACTTGACTGTTGGACAAGATCTTATTGTTACAAGAAACATTAATATCACTGATGCTGTAGGCTCCACAGGAATCACTTTCAGACATGACGAAGCCGATGATGAGAATCAGACTCTTATTAGAGTGGATCGTGGTGCTACATACTCCTCATTAGTTTGGGACACAAGCTCGGCTTATTTCTCAGTTACCGATGGATTAAATGTTGTAGGTGCAATCACACAAGGTGCTGTTGATGGAGCTTCAAACTTCTCAGTAAGTAATACAGGTGTGATCACCACCGATAGCGTGGGACACACGATTGCTAACTTCACTATCAATAATGGATCAATCGCCTCTGGTACTGATGCGATTACCTTTGGTAATGACACTTTAACAACAACAGGTGTTTGTGACTTCGGTGCGACTACAGTTGATTCTTTGGACGCTTCTGGTGGTGGTATCACGCTAGCAGGTGCGATCAGTGGTGTTTCAAGTATCGCAGGTTCTGACCTCGATATTAACCTCACTGATAATGAAGCGACATCTCTTGAAGTCAAAGGAGATGTTAAGGCTAACGGTACTCAATCTTACCTCACCTTCGTCACTACAAATACCACAGAAGAGGTTGTGTTCAATCAAGGTGGTGTGGACATCGACTTTAGGGTTGAGGGTGATGGCAATGCTAACTTGATCTTTGCTCAAGCGAGTAATGATCGAGTTGGTATCAAGACTGCCGCTCCTGCTTATGACCTCGACATTACAGGTACTCTTGGAGTCAGTGGTCTTGCAGACCTTAATGGTGGTATTGATGTTAATGCTTCTGTCTTCACCGTATCAAATACGGGTGCGACTGTTATCACGACCACTTTGGGTGTCACAGGTATTTCTACCTTAGACGATACGCTTAAGGTCAAGTCAGCACCCACTGACGGAAACGCTATCATCTTCAATTCTGATCGCACTGATGTGGCGAAAGGTGGAGCGAACACAGATGTCAGTCTCTTGTTTGTAAAGGGTGGAGATAATGGCACTGACGCTTACTTGAAGTGGGATGATTCGGCAGATTCATTCACTGTAGATGGTGGTAAATTTCATTCAAACACCAACTTCTCTGTGGGTACTGCGATTGGAACACAAAACTTTACTGTTAGCACTGGGGGTGCAGTAGTATCAGTAGGTGGTATCACTGACACCACAGTAGCTTCCTCTTTCTTTACAGGCACTACCATTGGTAATCTCACTCTTACCAATGGTAAAATTGCAAGTCCGACATTAGCGTTCCACTCAGATGGGGACATTCTCTTTAGGGTGGACGAGAATGCCGATGGCGATAATAAGTTCACTTTCCAGAATGGATTAGACGCAGAAATCGCTTCTATTGATGAAGCAGGTGTCCTCACTATTGCAGGTGATGCTAATATTAATGGTGGTGATCTTACAGTCAAAGCGGCAGACGCTACAAATGCAGTGATCAACATTCAGTCCTCTTTGGGTACTGCGAATGGTGATAGTTGGACGATCACAGGATCAGATGAGGGTACTCGTACTCTTACCATCAGTGGTCAGAAGACAGGCGATGCTAGTTATCAAGGTGTTCTCACTTTAACCTCACATGACACTGCAACTTCATCAAATGCCTCCTTTGCAGGTGATGTTACGGTACTTGGTGGTAAGATCAACCTAACTGAAGGTTCAATCATCGACTCAACTACAGCAGGTACACTACTCTTAACAGAAGACATTGTTAAGACCTCTGCTGATCTTCAAGTTGGTGGAAATGATATTAAAAATGCGAATGCAGATACTGTCATTACCTTTGCAGGAGCAGGGTTTTCAACCACTCTAACTGCAACCACTACGATTCTTTCGGGTGATCTCAGAATCAACAATAACATCATTCAAAATAGTGAGGGTACTACTACTCTTACTATGGACACTGATGAAATGCTTACTGTTGCGGGTGATCTTACTGTTGGTGGGAATGACATCGTATTAGGGGTGGGTACTTCGACTGCAACGACCATTAAAGCTCCAACTCAAACCGCAGGGAACACAGATGGAGCTACTCTTACCTTATCTTCTGGTAGAGGTGTTGGTACAGGCGATGGTGGTGATCTTGTTCTTCAGACAGCGGGTGCGAATGGTGCGGTTCTTGCTCCTGTCCTCACTCTAACTCATTTAAAGAAAGCAACCTTCGCTGGAGACATTGACTTCTCAAACGGAACTATTCTCGGTGCTTCTGTAGGAAATACCCACTCAATGACTCTTGGTGGACACACAGGTTCGACTGTAATCACAGCAGGAGATCTTACAGTAACAGGTAATACTTTAGACTTCGGTAGTGGTGCGACCATCGTTAATACAGATAACGCTACTCTTACCATAACCGAAGCTACAACAGCTATAGTTGGGAACTTAACTGTCTCAGGTGTGATTCAAAATAGCAGTGCGGTCTCGACCTCCTTGCTCTTTAAAGACCCAACTGTTTATCTTGGTTATCAGAGTACGGCTGATGATAGAGATGTTGGTTTTGTGGGTGCGTATGGAGATACAAACTCTGCCGACTACTTAATGGGTATGGTTTATGAAACCGCAGACACCGCAGGTGGTAAGGGTGGTGTCTTTAAGGTTTTTCATGGTAGAGCATCTGTAGCAGAGCCAGCGGATACTTATGCTGTTCCTGATGGAGATCTTTCTACTGTGGATCTCGGAACGCTTCGTGGTGGTTCTGCTCTTGGTGCAGATAATACCGCAGGTACTACTCTTACGATCAGTGGTGGTGCTTCCACAGGTAATGCCACAGGTGGTGCGATTGAGTTTAAGACAGGTGGATCAGCCGATGGTGGAGCGTCAGTAGAAAACGCTCGAACTCTTGCTATGACTATTGAGGACGATCAAGAAGTCACCATTGATTCGGGTAGTCTTACAATCACTAAAACTACAGGGCTTACAGGAGATGAAGGAGCAAGTAACAACCCATTACTTGCTACCAACACTAAGTCTTTCCAAGTGACAGCAACAATAGACACTGCAATTGCAGATGACGCACACTCAATCGATTTTCTTGTGAATAATACCTCTGCATTATCCACAAGCGTAATCCTCGCTACTTGCCAAGACAAGAATGTTGAGGTTTATGCACACACTATCGTTAATGCAACTAGCTTTAAGTTTTGTGCTGTAAATCGTACAGGTGGAGAACTTTCCGCAGATGCAACTCTTGTTATCAACTTTGTAATCCTCTAAGGAGAATAAAGAGAGAGAGACTTAATCCTACAAGCGATAACTGGACTGTTCTGATGTAGGGGTAATGTAAACCCCAACCATCACAATATCTCTTGATGTCGCTTGTAGGGCTAAAGATAAACGAACCTCTTATGGTATCGACCAAACCCCCTCCAACTAATATGATCCAAAAGAGATCTAAGTTATAAGTGAAGGGGAACAGGAAAAGAGCGATTGCGTCTGGGATTCGTGGAGCGAAAGAGATCTTAGTTTTTTCAGCTTTGGTCATGGTTTTTTCAAACTCATAACTGACAGAGGCGAACACAAGTCCAAGTCGAGGATGGGTATGAGGATAGATCTTCATGGAGTAAGACTTGACTCCTACGAGTTTTTTAGCGGTTAGCAGGTGAGCGTACTCGTGTATGTATGCCCAGAGGAGGTAGGATAGTATAGCGTATAAAAGAAACATGGGAACTCCTTTTTGTGTAGATTTGTAGGGTTCATGGTAATATAGGTTGCGATTTTTAGTTTGTTTATAGGTAGAGTATAAATAACCTAATCTACATTAATGGAGAATAAATAAATGAGTGACTTTACATTCAAAAAAGGGACCTTCGTTCAGCTCAAGGCAAACTCAACCATTCATCTTGGTCGCCTTGAGAGGAACATCTATGAGGGAGACATCGTTGACTTTGACGGCTTCTCACTCAAGTTCAACGGACAAAATACAGATATGCCCGAACTTAAGGCAGGTCTTAAGCGAGGGTGGCTAACACTTGTTGAGGAGGGTGTGAGTGATCCTGTAGCAGAAGTTGCACCTGCACCTGCACCTGCACCACCTAAAAAAGCAATGCCTATTCAGACCGTCTATGATGAGGAAAGAGCTGTTGCAGAGGTTAAACCAAAAAAGGTTGCTAAAACTAAGAAGTTCCCTCTCGTTGTGGAGAACCAAGATAACGACATTCGACCTGTTGCTAAGGTGGTGAATAAATCGGGAGCAGAAATTGCTGGTGCTTCAAGTGCAGGTGATGGTGTCGCAGAGTATCAAGGGGCTAAATCTGTGGGTAAGGTCAATCTCAAGACAGCGACTAGCACCAAGACTGTGATTTCTGATGGGAATCAAGCAAGTTCGGAAGTTTCTAAACTCGACAATATGCAAGCCTCTGTGACCAAGACTGCTACTGTCGAGCCAGTGGTCACAGAAGAGGATGATCTTTTCTCTGATCTTGATCTTGATGAGGAAGTAGATGAGCAAGACCTAGAGAACGCTCAAATCCTTCAAGCGATTGATGGAGATGTTGATCCTGCACAGGGTGCTGTTGCAGTAGGTAAAGATAACTCTAAGATTAAATTTCTTTTAGGAGGTATCGAGTGGGACACCTCTAAGCATTGGAGTAAGAGAGCTAAGATCGCTTTAGAGATGTACGGTGATGACCAAGCGACTCTTGAAGCGATCATGGCTGTTGAGACTAAAGGTGTAATCACAGCCATCCAAAAGGGCATTGAAGAGGCTTAAACGCCTATATCGACTCTGTATTGCTGATACCAAACATTCCTTAGATTGCTTAGGAATGTTTGGAAATAGGGGATGTAAAGATTAGACTCTTGAACCTCAAGAGAAATCCAATCATGTTTTGCAGTCTTGCACCTCATTTTTGTTTTAATGAGGTTCGGGTTTAGGTTTGTGTTTTTGACAATGGTAATCTCAACTCCATGAATGGTGCATGAGATCACCGTTGAGGTATCGTCATCAAAGGTCGGGGGGTCAGACGACCCACATTCTTTGCAGACTTTCTCCAAGACATCTTTAAATGATGGGGAGCAATTCTGCCACCATTTATAATATGAGGGTTCACACATTACCCTCTCTTTTTCTTGTACTGTGGTGATGTTCATTCCACCCTTCCCTATAAGTTTCAATAAATTTGTTTAAAGTATCTTTCATTGAATCTTTATATGAAACTTTCTTGTCGAAAACACTCAGGGTGAGATTTTCGTAGGAATTGAAGGTTGCAGAGACATGGATTCCATGTAAATCCCCCTGTATGTACCAAGGGTCACCACCCCTTAAAGGCTCAACCCCGTCCCTACGATCCACCCCCAACTCCTGTAGGATTTGGTCTGCGTATGCGTACTTGAACTCATCGCAGTCGAGAACATCGACCTCAATTTTTGTCATTCCATTTTTCTTTGTGGTAATCATGTTTACCTCCTTACTAGTTATATATAAAGGGTTACGCACATGATAACTCAAGGGTACCCAGAATCTACTCTAAAGGATTTCTCTAAAATAGACTTCGATCTTCTTCTCAAAGACTTGACCAAATCACTTCTATGGATCGCTTTCTAGCTCGAACTAGTTTGATCTTCTCTCGGTTTGGATTGTGATTTTTCAGTCTTGGATTTCTCCTTGCTTGTTTTTTTAGGTTTGGGTTTGTTCATGTGCTTAATTGCTTCGAGACACCACATCGCTTATTCCTTTCAAGATATTTAAAGTTATACAGCTTTTACGAAGGATTTGAGCTTTACATTTTTTATTTGAGCTTTTCCATCTTCTTGGGCCAATGTTCATCTTTCAATTTGTTTAGGTATTTATCCTGTCCGTTTATAGCGTCTAAAGCGATGCTAGTCCCATAGAAGTATTCATCAAAGTCAGGGTTCTCTAAAAGTAGTTCTGCTATCTCTTGCTTTTCAAAAGAGCCTTGATACTGATCGCTTTCCTCGTTGGTGATGTAAACAATACAAGAAACACCATCAGGGTTCTCCTTCGTAAAAGCTGTCAAAGTCCTTCTCAAGTACATACTTGTACTTGTTCCATTAAACCCTTCTCTTTTGTCTAACTCTTTTAAAATCTCTTCCGTTTTCTCGATAGGGTATTCATATAAAGTGCCTTCCATTCTTCCGTAGGGTACAGTTCCAAAAACAAGGTGACCCCTACTCTTGGATTGCAGATTCAAATTTCTTGAGATTCCATTAATGAAAGCCTTTCCTTCATTACAAATGTCATCTGAAGAAATCGGCTCATACATCAAAGACCCATAGGCAAAAACTTTTAGTGCGTTTTTATGCGTGGATTTTGGTTTAACCTCTAATGGGTTTAAGTCTACATTCTCAAGAACTACTTTACCGTCTTTGCTTTCATGCACCTTCTTAACGCAAACCTTACATTTTGCAGGGCCTTTGAACTGCTTTTCATACCCCTCATAAATAGCATCCTCATCAATTGTAATAATCGTCATCTTCTTTTTTGAAGGCTCAAAAATAATCTGATTGCTAGTGTACATATCCACTTTACGAACAACATTAAAAGGGTTGTCTATCTCTTTGATTCTCTGTTTGTATAGTTTTCTAATCATGTCCATAGGAGATCTTAGGTTAGAGTCTAGTAGCTTATAGGTCTTTTCTTGCCTTTGCTTTGAAGATTCAAGAGATTCCCCATGTGTATAACCTGCATCGGGATGTCTCGCTCCATGATTTGTCCTCACAAAGTTTTTGTCTACAATCTCTTCTACTTTTGCCTCATGTTGACTTGTCATCTCCACTATAAAAGTGTTTTTGTGATCAGTGACTATAGTATGACCTCTCACACCCTTTCTGTAATTCGTCATACGATCCACAGCTTCTAAAAGAGACTTACATTTCAATGCCTCTAAAAACCTCCAAGCGTCTTTAGAAAACCGATTACGATCTCCAGGTAAACGCTTCTTACCCTCTTTTTCATCATGGTTTACAGCTAAAGCCGCATTCGTTATGCAAATGCCGTATTCATTCATTCCTTCTACCCAACCAGAGATTGTATCTTGAAAGTACACAATCTCTGTTCCATTATCTGCAATCACATGGAATACCTTAAAACTAGGGGTGTAGTTTCGATCCCTGTTCTTAAATACTACTTTTTTATCGTTCAGATGAGTGAGTGCAATTACACAAGCGTCTTTTTTCATTTTAACTCTCCTTGTCTTCTATTAAGACTTGTCTTACTAATACAAGGGTATAAAACAGTTATAAGAATCTTACTTTAAGAACCCGAATGTGTAGACACCATGCTCAAGGCTTTTAGCGAGCTGTTGATGTTTTACCCTTAAGGACTCCCACTTAGCTTTAAGTGTAGGCTCAGTATACCACATTTTCTTATGTTGATAGATACCCGCATCCCAAGCGTTGAGATGGAGATCAATCTCCTTACCTTTCTCAATGACTTTTGATGTCTTAGACCTCAGCTCAAAGCTCTCAACAAAAAGATCGTTTAGATCGCTCATGATCTCTTGAGCAAGAGGTGAAAGGTTAAGCGAGGGTAAGACATGGGAAAAGTAAGGGTCGCCATTCTTAGTCCATTCTGATGCGTCTACGAGACCACCCTCATGGTGAGAGGGAATCGGATTTGCTTTGGCATCACGATAAAGGCTTCTAGCACTCTTATGTGAGCCATACAGGTCAAGAGCTTCTTTACGAGTCAACCAAAAGAAATGGTTGTGGATGTTATGAGTCTTACCTTTGTACTCGACATCTCTCATAGAGGTCATGTTGTTAGAAATATGAAGTAGAGCATAAACATGGCAGTCATCTACCCATTGTTCATAACCTTCTTTCTCAGTCTGAGGAGCTAGATATTCGTCTTTGTCATTTACCCAATTACCCTTTACGAGTTTTCGTGCTGAGTAAAGGGCGATAGCTCGTCTCCAGCTTTCACCTGCATTTAAAGAGAAACCCCTATTTCGACTACAAGCACTAGAAGTGATATAAACCTCTTGTGCGTTATACATTATACAATTCCCCTTGTTGTTCATGTAACAAAGGTGGGGGGAAGCCACACGACAATTACCATCTTTACTTAAAGACAATCCAGAAGATTGTTGTGGTAAATCTAAAATTCCTCTTTCTGTATAAGCCATAGCCCATTTTGAAGCCTCTCTGCCATCGGAAGTGTAAAGATACTTTTCAGAAAGGGAAATGATACTATCATCTTTTATGTCTTTTAAAGTGACAGGCAAGTCCTGCTTTATATTAGTCTTGCCCTCGTTCCACAGTGTAAAGCTAACGCCCCAAGACCCCTTCACATCAGCGAAATGGGACGCTTGAAACATAAAGCCAGACTTATAATTATAACGGCTATACCAGTAGGGCCTGAACTTAGAGAAAGAACCACTTGTTATAATAAGTGGGGGGGAGAACACGCCTACGCTCTTACTTTTAAATCCATACTCAGACGCTACTCGCTCACATTGAAATAAGAACTGAGTATAAAGTTGTTGAGAGCAAGACCCTAATTTTGCTTTTTTCATTTCCTCATTTGCAATAGTCTTAGCTACGCCTTCTTTTGAAGTTCCTTTTTTTCCGTTTATACCTGCGGTAGCATAAGGAGGGTTAATAAGAAATACTAATCGCTTTCCACTCTCTGCCCCTTCTTTTAAGATCTTCTTTACAGATAAGGGCAATACATTGTCAGTTCCCTCAAAGAATGGACTTTCTGTTTCTGGGTTTAAAAAGTCATACTGAAAGACCTCTGACCCATAATTATATTCTTCTCTTTTCATTGCTATAACATCTGATTCTTCAGCAGTAGATAAGATAAGATTCTTAAAGTCATAGTCTCTAGTCAAGTTACCTGTACCAGCACAACAATCCCACACGATACAGTCATCTCTCCATGTTTCACCAAGCACTTTGTCCATCTCAGAATGTGCTTCATCTACCCATAAAGTAGGTGTATAGAACGCACCTTGTCGTCTACGAGTATCGTCCTCGATGATACGATCTCTCATAGATAATAGCTTATCAATGTCTTTTGCAGATAAACCACGCTCTCTACGCTCAAAGAATGCTCGCATAGAGGAAAGGTTTAGAGTGTACTCTTTGCCTCCCAAGATGATGGTGTCTTTCTTTGAAGGGTGTTCATAAGCATAGTTGCCATCTTCCTCTGAGTAAAACACACACCCGAAGAAAAGGTCGATCATCTCAACAGGCTGATAACGATCTTTAGGAAAGATATGATCAACCCAATACTGATACATTGCACTGATGTTCTTCTCCGAAGGCTTTACCTTAACAATAGCCCCTTCGGATAGTTGCTCACAAAGTTGTTTGAGCTTCTTCCCATCTACTTCAAACACAGACTCAAGATGCACATCAACGGCTACCTTTAGTTCGGGATCGGGTGAACTAGGTCGTCTACCCCAATCTATGTTAGCGTCTAAGAAACTTTTGATAGACTCAAAACTCACCACAAAGCAAAACTTTTCATCTCCAATGAAAATGACGCTAGGTAGATCATGCCCATTTTCCTCAAACCTCTTGCAGTAATAGAGAGCTTGAGCAAGAACACTTGATCGAGCAGTTTCAATCGTTAGGTCTGTGCCATACTTAGCTTCAAGTAAAACCCTTACAGGTGTCTTACTTGGTGTTTCCCAATCTAAGACTCCATCGGTAGCCCAATTTCGACCAGATATTGTTGTGAAGCTATCCCCGACCTCTTTTTCGAGGATGCCTCTTAGGAACGCATTTACATCTTGTTCTTTTCTCATATTGCTTCTCCTTATATCTCGTAATCATACCCTGTCGGTCTTTATATGATAAATAAGGGGTTACTACGAAGTAAGGAAACTCACAAATCTATCAATCACAGACTCCTCGTCTGAACGAATCTCTCCCTCCCAAATCACAAGGCAAGACACACCACAACGAGCATAGTAATCTACTACCTCTGCCTCATGCTCCTCATTGCTCTTTCCCGTCTTTGATTCCCCATGCCAGTAGTCTCCAAAGACCTCCACCACCTTATACACTCGTAAGTCATTCAAGATAACAATACCAGCAACATAACTCTCGTACTGACTCTCCGACAAATAGATGAAGTCGGGATTTCTTGCCCTATTGCTCTCTCTCAACCAATAAGAAAAGTTTCCTGTGTAGACCAACCTCTCTGGTGTAATCGAGTCAAAGTAGCTTTCTAGCTTGTTAGGTTTGTCGGACGATCTATTCGCCACACTACTTGGAGCAAAAGGAAGTCCATACCTTTCAAGACAAGTATTAATACGCTTCTCCTGGAACTCGTCAGTTTGTAAATAGTGTTCTGTACCATAACGCTCAAGATTGGTTGCTTTAGTGCGTTCTCTATGCTCGGCACATTGATTAGGGTGTTCTACACCATAACGCTCAAGGTTCGTCTTTTTAATGCGTTCCTTGATGATCTCCGAAGCAAACCCATTCTCTACACCATAACGCTTTAGGTTGGTCGCTTTACGCTTCTCTTTAACCTCATCACTATGGGCGATTTGTTCTACACCATAACGCTTAAGATTAGTCTCTTTCATCTTCTCTTTTACAGACTCATCTTGGAACACATTCTCAACACCATAGCGTTCTTTGACTGTAGCCTTACGCTTCTCATTTGTCTTAGGTATCGAAGTGAGTGCGTTATACTTAGCACGATAGTCTTTCGCATCATACCCATGCACCTTCCTCACATGGTCGGCAATACGCTTCTTACGATACCCACAAATCTTACAAGACAGGTAGTCCACACTCTCAATCAATTGAGGTTCATACAAACCCCTTTGGAAATACTCATCGAAGTTGAACTCGGACGAGGGAACTCCAATCTTGGTATCCCAATCGGGGCAAGCCTTAATGTGCAAAGGTAGACCCTTTGCCTTTACTACTTTCTTACAAGCTGGACAATGAGTTGACATATGTATCCTTTCTCTTAGTGGAGATTGATACTATACACCAAACTTTGCTTGCTTGTCAACCCCTAAACCACCCCTTGAGCCACACTCAAAAACTCCGAAATCATCTCGTAAGTACCTAGAAATAAAGGGAAAATAAGGAATCCCCGCGGCGAAAGAACGCCCCGACCAACATGCGGGCCAAAGGCACTTCTTATCCCCACGCCATATTTGGGTTGTTTTAATCCACGCATATATTTTGTAGTTCTTGCTTTAGCTTCAACCGACATCGACCACATTTGTTCAGCCGAAGATTTGAGTCCTTCATATTTGCTTGACCTGTCGATGTTAAGAGAGATGCCCCCGATGGAATAATCGAACTCGTCTACGATCCAGTTTGCTTGAAGAGCCATAGCCGCAAACTGTATCGCCCCTTGAAGAATGGGAGTTCTCCAAGCAGGTTTAATATTTACGAGTGAGTTAAGGTTTTGGAGTTCTTCAGTTTCTGGTGGTTGCATATTCCACCAATCTAAAGCTCTCTCAAGATACTCAAGCATCTCCTCATCTTCCCACACTTGACCAAAGACTTGATTGTAGCTACCAATGTTCGATTCATGCTCTGGTGGTCTGAAATGATAATACTTGTCGGGGTTCTGATCTCTAAGGAGCATACGCAACTTATAGACCATAGACTTTTGAGCTTCTGAGAGTTGTAATCCAAGTACAGCGTTCTCTGCGACTACCCCGAACTCTTGTACAACCGTTTGGGGTTGGCTGTTGACCAACTCTTTGAGGGTCCATCTGATCCGATAGCGACCATAGGTAGCTGTGGTAGGTATGCGTACAGATGCATAGTATTCACCTACCGATGGGTTTTCGGGTATGCGAGCTTGATCACCGATGAGTACATCTGTTTCGGGTGGTCCAGGGTCTACATAATAAAGTGCGTAAGTAATTTCAGCGGCATTAGACACATTCCCATTTGAGTTTGTGAGGAAGATGTCGAGATCGCCCCTTGAGAGTATTTGATTTCTTTTAAATGCTACAGCCATATTGAGCCTCCTTTAGTATAGTGTCATTATAAACAAGCTAAGAAAAGTTAAAGAATATACTATGAGTAAAGAGCAAAAGTACGAGAAGATTGACCATCCCGACCATTACCAAGCAAAGGGGATGGAAGCGATATCTGTGATCGAGGCATATAACCTCAATTTTTCGCTTGGTTCAGCGATCAAATATATCTTAAGAGCGGGAAAGAAACCTGGTGAGAGTTCTATTGAGGACTTGAATAAAGCTATTTGGTATCTTCAACGAGAGGTAGAGAGGCATAAAGAGGGCTAGGATCATATAAGGGGTTATTATCTGACTTCATATATGAAAGGACTGATTTATGTCTAACATGGAAACATCTCGTGAGGCACTTGAGTCAATCGAACCTCAAATCACCAATATAACAGATCGTGTATATCGGTACATCCTATCGAAGGGAGAAGATGGTATTACAGATGATGATGGATTTAGATCGTTAGGTATGAACCCGAACACATATCGCCCTTGTCGTATTAACCTCATGGATAAGGGTCTTGTCCTTAATACGAACACTAAGGGCATTACGGAGTCGGGCAGGAAAGCGTGGAAGTGGAAAGCAGTTGCCGAGTCTGAAGCAGTGCCACCAAATCGTGTCAAAAAGAGACAGCGAAAGACCTTACCCTCGATTGATCCTCCTCAGTTCCCTGAACATTGGGATACGAGTTTGAAGAAAGCTCAAGCACGACTTGTCTCTAAGTTATCTCAAAAAGAAGATGCACTTTGTCCCTGTTGTGGCGTAAGGGTTACAAAGTAATAGGTTCTTTTAATTTAATGGTGGGATCTTCCCATGCTCCACAAAGTTAGCATGAGCCAAAGGCCATAGCGTTTGGATTTGCCGAGAGATTTCTCTTGCTAAGAGTTTGATCTCCCATTGAGCATCGGGGTGATCCCTTTTAGCAATGAAACTATTAACCCAGTTGTGCAATGACCCAGTTGCCCAGTAAGTTGTATATAGATTCTGTGGGAGTATCATACGAGCTTGATCTCTTGCGACCCCTTTTTCTATTAACTGATTGTATAACCTAATAGAATCAGAAGCATGGCTTTTAATAGCAGACACAGCGTCTAGTTTAAGGAACTTAGGGTACTCATAGGGATCAAACTCTACGATGGGGTTAAATGTCTCATCAAGACTTGCTTGGCGGTTTTTAGTGTCTTGCTTCCTCATCTCATTTGGGAGGTAAAACTCGATGTCAGAGCTTGTGTATCTGCGAGAAATCTCGTTGTAAGAGAATGTCCTGTGTCGCATTTGTTGACGGGCTACGAAGAGTGGTACTTTAATCCAAAACGAAACGACATTATGTTCTGTGGTCGAGGTATGCCCCTCTTTAATGAGGAAGTTGCACAGCTTTTCCTCTCGCTCACCCATCTCGGTACTGACTTTCCCTAGACTTGCTCTCGCACTGTTTACGATAGTGAGGTCATCGCCCATAGATTGAATGAGAGAAACGCCCCCAATCCCATCCTCATAAATACTGACTATATCAGATCTAAAATCATTCGTCATAAGTCCACGATCCTTTCTCTATTTGTGGTATGTTTATCTATACCGATAGATCTTAAAAAGGAAAGTGAATAATGTCTCTAGGGGGGTCTTGGTTCAATCGAACACATCAGAGGGGAACGCAGGTAGGGTAGGTTTAAGGATGCTCTTGACAACTGAGAGCCTTTTTTTATAGAGCTTCTTGTACTGAACCTTTGAAAGAGGTACAGGTGTCTTTCTCTCTCTTGTTGTGGGAGAACATTCAATACAAATGTTTTCGTTAAAATCTTGAGTCAAGTAGTACAATGTACACTTGGGACAACGCTCATAACCAAACATAATAAACCTCCAAAGGACAGACAATGCGAAGAGATGGAACAGGGAAGTGTCCTGTACAGTGGTATATAGATGAACTAGGGAAAAAGATGTGGGTGTGTTCTGAACACCTCGCCCCTTACACGAAACACAGAGAACACTCGGAGAAGTGTTGGTACTCGACTTGTCTAGGTAGGAGTATGGTTGGATACCCTCTGACCCCTCAAGAACTGGAGGAGAGAAAGGCAGAGAAAGCACGAAAGACGATTAAAGAGGTCGAGGAAGTCATTCAGATTGACGAGTCAAAACAATCGACTAAGGAATGTGCCAACTATGGGTGTGCAAATATGATCGCTACAGGACGCAAGAGATACTGTTCTGACAAGTGTCGTATGCAAAAGGCTCGTGCAGACTATGAATCAAGAAACCCTAATCGAACTCGCAAACGCAAAGAGGTGGATTCTGAGAAAAAACCAAATCCGATCAGTCCTCCTAAACCTATAGCACCAGAGCCGAGCGACCTGTGTTCCTCAATCACCTGTTCTAATGAAGTACCTAAGACTCGAAAGGCTTATTGTTCAGACCCTTGTAGGAAACGAGCTTATGTACAGAGGAAAAAAGGTTGCTTTGAGACTAACGCTTAATCCAAGGCTTAGGTCTTTGAGGTCCATCGCCTCTTTTGTAAGCCCTATAAGCTTCTACAAAGTACATTGAATATAAGAGAGCGGTAAAAGAGATAGCAAGTAATGTCATTTTTAAGATCCTTTGGTTTATTTAAGGTTGGGTATATACCATTGACAGTATCCCCTAGCAAAAAAAAGTTAGGTTTAGACTATGCTCCATCTCTTTGACCCACACACAGATCATAAAACAGCCATTTTCTCACTGATTATTACCCTAAAATCTCTGACCCACACATCGTCTTTGGGTTTGATTTTTAACCGATTAGGTCTTAGTGCTGGTTCGATAAAGGGGTCTTTTGGATTTGACCTCCCTCGCTATGCAGAGAGGACATGACCCTCAATGTTTTTAATAGATCATTTATAAATGATCTTAAGTGATCTCTAACCTTAACTTAAATGGAGAACTCCTATGAGAAGATCAGCATCACAAATCATTAACAACCTTGAAAGACGCATTGCTCGTCTTGAGCGTACCTCAGCAACACGCAAAGTTGCAGGACACATCATCTTAGCAGGTAATGTAAATGTTCGTCAGATTAGGCGTGATCTTGAGGACACCTTTGGTATTGAGGACATTGATTTTGAAGATGGGGTTATTACTTTCCTCATGTCATCAATGGACAATAAAAAGGTCGAGAAACAGGTCAAAGCTCTCGCTCAAAAGCATGATGTGAAGTTTGAAAAGGGTGACTTCACCGATGGTCTTGGAATGATCTACACCAAGCAAGCATCTCGCAGAGGTCGAAGATCACATAACGCATGGACACCAGCTAGATTCAAGAGATAGGGATGTAATCTAAAGAGAGACTACAAGGATAAGGTAAGAACCCTCCACCTTCTCGGAGAGCAGTTTCTTACCCCCCTTAACGATTAAAAGAGTAGACGCTCCAAACTCTCTCAATTCAAGATGGTTACCTATAAAAACTCTCTCCCTTGGAAGATATGCGTTTTGGAGTTCAATCTCCAAACCATATTTAATCTTCTTCGTATGTAAAGACACTTCTTCTGGTCTAGTCGTTTTGACTTTAATAGACAACTCAGATTTATTCTCTTTATAGGTAGTCGTGTAAATCCTTGAATAATTTGCGTCCATACAACCTTCTTCGGGGTTGGCAGTGGCTAATACAGGGAATGAAAAAAGTACCATAACCAATAAGTTTCTTATCATAATCCTTTTTCTTTCTTATAACGGGCATATCTTTTTCTAACTGAAGAGACAGATCTATTTAACTCCAATGAAATCTTCTTATATGGAATTCCCTCTGATCTTGCTTGGTGGAGATAACGCAACTCTGACATTCTCCATTCTCTTTTTAGACCTAAGTTTAAATCCAACTCGCCTGCTTTTTTACGACAAGCCATCCATGTACGATCTACTAACACATCTGAAATCTCAAACCAATTTTTCCCTGTTGAGATCAAATTTATAAGTTGGTCTATATCCGAATCACACCAACTAGAGTTTTTACTTGTCCTTAGAGATAACCCTAGTCTTGACGCTTTGAGTTTAACCGAAGACAGGCTTTTGTTTAACTTTTCTGCAAGCCGATCAGACTTCATCTCACCAGACATCCTTCGGAGATATTTAACCTCTTTGTCAGTCCATGTCCTATTCGGTTTATACACCTTCTTTTTCTTAATACCAAGGGTTCTCATCCTACTCTTCACAGAACTCTCAGTACGATCCAACCTCGCAGTTATTTCGGATATGTTCTCCAAGTTAGCCCAAGCTCTTAAAGTTAAATCTTCTTCTGCATCCCATCTTCTATTTATACGAAGCATATTAGTCTCTCTCTCTCATAAACCTTTTATGACTCTCCCCTTTTTATATGATCACATCGACAAAGGCATACAAATGATTAACTTCTTACAAGACCCAAGTCACTTTACCACTATAAAAATGGCTTCTCTTTCGGAAAGACAACTAACAAGAATCGCCTGTTTGCAATATAGACAAGCAAAGACCCTTCGCCTTGCGTCTAACTGGTTAGCGAACCTAATCAGTTCGGGTGTAGCTAAAGTTAAAGGCATGGCGAAGTATGTTAAAAATGCGTTCTTAAAAATCTTAAAAGTGTTCTTTGTTCAAACTCCTGTTGTCAACCTTTTCACTAAGTTTTTCCAATCCATTGCTTATGAACGACTACTCTCAAAGCTCTATCACGCATGGGAACTTGGGGGCAAACATAGAGAGAGCGGTGAAGACCTTCTGAGTAGAGTGGGATTCATTAAGTATTACGGGTCAAGAGATGGACTCTTTTTTTATGATGATTACTTGAGTGGATATGAAGAAACCGCAACTACTAAAGACCTAAGAATCAAGGCGATAAACATCGCAAAAGAGGATATTGGTCTTAGGACAGTTACAGAGATTATAAAAACCGCTTGGGAAACAATAAACCCCGTAAAACTCGTTGAATCTTTTTATACCTCCATACATGGGATTGGGAAAAAAACAGACCAAAGTTTTCTCAATATCCTTTTATATCAGTTAAACTTCGCCATCCCCATGATGTTAGCTATCTCCCTCCCACACCTTTTCACTCTTAAAATCTTAGGTGGGCTGGCATTAGGGTCACTCATAGGGTACAACCCTAAAGATGTGTTTGTAGGACAGAGCACTGCTATCAAGAAACTCAAAAAAGAGATTGGCGGTCTCTTCTCAAAGCAAAATAGAAGATTTGAATTAGAAGATCTCTACGAAGAGATCCCTGAAAAAGAGGTCTTCTATCATGATGCACAAGGTGATCTTAAATCTGTTGCAAGAGCTTCAAGAGAAGAAATAGAGGAACTAGTTAAAAGTATTTAGCCCTTTAGTGTATTTAGCCCTTTAGTCATATAATGAAGTATGACTAAAGGGAGTAAGAAAATGTACTACGCAGGAATAGGATCGAGAAAGACACCACAAGCCTGTCTTGACTTTATGACTAAGATAGGTCGGGTATGCACTAAAAAAGACCTCACACTGAGATCTGGTGCTGTCGGGGCAGACCAAGCCTTTGAGCGTGGGTGTGATCTTGAAAGTGGTCAGAAAGAAATCTGGTCTCCTAAGAGTCAACACATCGTTGAACATGAATGGGCGATTGAGAAAGCTAAGGCTGTGTGTTGGGAATACCCTTTACACAAGATGAAGCCTTATACACGCTCACTTATCATACGCAATATGTATCAGATCTTTGGAGATGATGAAGAAAACCTCAAGCCTGTTAAGTTTGTCGTCTTCTATTGTGTGGGAGACCCACTTATGCGAGGGAAAGAGTCTGGGGGGACACGATATACTGTCCGAGCCGCACATAACTATAATATCCCCCACTTCAACCTAAGAACAGCCCAACTCTATTTTGCAGAGTATTTAAAGGCTTACCCCAACCCCTTACTCAACCCTCAATTTATCCCCTTTTAGGTTGGTGGTCTTTAAAGCTCATCTCTCATTTTGAAAGGTTAACCACCAACTCCTCACAAGAATAATTTAACATCCTCCGAGCATAGTTTTCAGTACACGCTTCAAAAGGGGCAACTGTCACTTTCCTATATTCATATGCACATTCGGAGACATATAGGTAGGCTAAGTCACAGAGTCTCTTCTCTTCTTGCTCTTGCTTTTCTTTCTTAGTTTGAAGCTTACAGTCCACCATCAAAAAAGTGATGAAAATAATAATAGGTAATACTTTCATATCGTTCCTTAGTTGATTAAAAACCCTCATCCTTCTTTAGAATGTCTCATACATGACATAATTTATCGTCACATCCATTGATACCACATACTTATTAAGAGTCCCATATAAAACTGCAATGTTTGGGTCATGCGAAGGACCTGTAGAAAAATTAGCGGGTACAAAATGAGGGTAAGTTGTCCAGTGTACCCCCGCTGTGTTGTCTGTTTCTAGATTCCAAAAAATCTTCGTGTTTGCAGACATCGAATTAACTGGAGCGGTTAATGTGAAGTCTGTAATATTAGTAGCCCCTGTGGATACGGTAACCTGACCGATATGGATTATTTTTACTCCTAGTGATTTAAGAACACCATCCGCTTGAACTGTTAAAAGTCGTTGGTCATTGCCCACAGAATTGGGGACCGAAGCTGAACTCACCTCCACATCATCGGCAGTTAAGATAATATCCCCGTTGCCATCCGTAGCTAAGGAAATATGCCCGTCTGACCCTAAACCTGTGGAGATATTTATATCTCCTCCACCTGTACCTCCACCAGTGGAAATATTTACATCACCACTCCAATCAGCACTAGCTGTACCAGATCCTATAGTCAAAGCACCACTCCGTTGTGTCGAGGTATCTCCCGTAGTAATACTGACAGAACCAGATTCATCGATACCCCCTTGACCCGAACCTATAACAATGTTGCCCGA